ATATTTCAAGCTATGTTTACTCTGATTGGGTGTAACCCGACACCCTCTATTCCCTCTGCAAACGCTTCAGGAAATACTTTTCTTATTATTTGATAATATGCTTCGCGTAGCCATTGTTTGCAATTTTCGTTGATAAATTCAATTGCTTTTTCAAGTTTCATTTCTACTGGTCTTTTTTTATCATTTTCAATTAGTAGAAAATTTTTAAATCTTTTCATAATTTTCTTCCTTTTCTTACTGTAATTTTTTCGTTGGTGGAGCTAAATCATATTTAGTTGGAGGCCTTTCTTCTTTCACTTTTTCTACAAAATTCCATACAGCTGAAGCATTAAATGGAACTATTGTTGTGTATTCATTTGAACGATATTGAGCGCTTCTTCCGGTTCCTTGTTTATGAAAAATGACTCCAACGGAAATATTTTTAGGAATTGGAATTCCATTTGGGAATTTTCTGCGTAATTGAGGTGTATCACTTCTTTTATATAGTTCACCAGAAAGTATTGATTTTTCAATATTTTGCAACCCCTTTTTAATTTGGTCATATGTAACATAGTATGGAGAAAAAGTCAAATATAATGTATCTGGATCATAATATTCTGTCATTACCCGGATATAGCCATGTTTGTAAATTTCGCCTTTCAGTGATTCTTGATCGTATTCTTTTGCTGTTCCACGCAATAACAATTCGCTGTGATTATATCCAATATTAGGATCTTTCAATTGTTGTTCAGTTGGATAGATCCATTTTCCTTTTGGGTCTATCCAACCCATGTAAATATATTGATTGGAATATGCGATATATTCAGTTATTGTTTTAAAAAAATTCGCAAATGTTTTCATATATAATTATTTAAATTTGTCAAGAATTTCATTTTTTCTTTCTTCTGTCAGAAGACCCCATTGAACCATTAAATTTAATCCATATTGTAATAACGGATCATCCAAATCAATACTTGTTGCATCATCATATGATTTTTTTAATGTTTTAATAATAAGTAATTGTTCCTGTGTTGGATTTTGAAGAAATACTTCAGGAGAATCAAATTTGAGTAATTCTTCCATAGTAAAGCGTTTTCTAAACTGATATTTTGTCAGTTGTGTATTTAGAGAAGGTTGAGGAGGAGGTTGAGGAGGAGCCGGATCAACAATAACTGGTAATGGCTCCTCTATAATCTCGCAATCTGGATAATTTTCCTGTGCCCACTGTAGATCAGCTTCTATAACATTAAATACTTGATTATTTTTAAGTAATTTTAGTCTTGCCATATATCCTCCTATTCAAACCACTCAACAATACAAATACCAGAAGTTCCACCACTATCTCTGGTTCCTCCTCTTCCAGTATTTGGAGGGCCAGCAAAGGTATAAAAATCATAATAACTATTATTTGATGTTCCACATCCCCCTCCACCATATCCCCATAAATTGGGGCCTCCAAGACAAATTGTACCTCCAAGCGACCATGTATAATAACCACCAACAATTAGAGGCATTGCCAAAGGCGACCCTCCGGCTCCCGCGCCGCCAGTATTTGACGAAATTAAACCATTACCACTTGCACCTCCATAACTCGCTCCTCCGGGATATCCACCTATAGCAGTAACTAACGACCCAAAGGATGTTGTGCCTCCCTGAGTTGGATTAGATCCACCTGTCCCTCCAGCACCAATTGTAACTGTCACATTTCCAGTAACTTGAACAATTTTTCTAACTACAGCACCCCCACCACCCCCAGACATAAATGTGCCGCTTCCCGGATAATACCCTCCACCCCCACCACCAACACAAATAACCTCTACCCATCCACCAAGAGCCAACAATCTTGCAGATGGAGTAAATGTGCCTGAAGAAGTAAAGATTTGCTGCTTAGGAATTAAGCCAGCCATATATTGTAAGAGTGTTGACATATTTTACTCCCACCATTCTACTATACAAATTCCACTTCCACCATTTCCTCCATAATGACCCCCCATTCCACTATTAGCTGGAGCATTTGTAGAGTTATAATTATAAATATCAGTATTAAGCGATCCTTGCCCACCAATACCATACGATTCAAAAGGTGGAAGTCCTCCAAATCCTACAGAAAAATATCCAGAGATCGGAAGAGGAATACTTATAGAAAGCGAATTCTGACTCATTCCACCTGCCGAAGAAGCATATGTATACCAATCATTTGCCCCACCATAATATTGATTTGCCGCTAATCCTCCAGCCGCAGTAACTAACGACCCAAAGGATGTTGTGCCTCCCTGAGTTGGAGTAATTCCACCTGTCCCTCCAGCACCAATTGTAACTGTCACATTTCCAGTAACTTGAACAATTCTTCTTGTTACTTGTGCTCCTCCTCCACCCGTTTTAATTGTACCAGAAGCATATCCTCCACCCCCACCACCAACACAAATAACCTCTACCCATCCACCAAGAGCCAACAATCTTGCAGATGGAGTAAATGTGCCTGAAGAAGTAAAGATTTGTTGTCTTTTTGATAATCCTTGAAAAAATTGGGTGAAAATGCTCATGGTGTAATCCTCCAATTTGTTCCTGAACTAAAATATGTTAATTTGAGGAAAAAATTTGAAATATCAATAGTCATATTTTCAGCTAAACCCATAATATTATTTCCATTTCTATTTATTACCGTTCCTGTAATTCCTGTACCAATAATACAAATTGTATCTAAATTGCTTGGAGATGCTGGAAGAGTCAATGTCAAATTATTTGCTGTAACCAAATACGCTCTATTTGAAACTAATGTTGTATTTGAAGAAACTGTCGTATATTCATATGCAAACATCCCTTCACGGGAAAGGATTTGGCCATTTGCTGTGATTCTTAGTTTTTCTGTTACACCTGATCCTGTATTTGTATAAAATCTTAGATCTCCGGGAGCATTTGATGTTCCATTAGTTTCAATATATGAATCAATTGCCGCAGAAGCAAAATTCGTTGATCCTGTTGTAGGCATTGCCATAAAACTAATTACTCCAACTCTTGAATTGTTTGGAGTTGAACCGCCATTTGTTCCATAATGTCTCAGTAACAATCCAGCTCTATCTGTTGTTGTTGCTGAATTTACTGTCATTGCTATATTCTGAGAAGATGTAGATAAAACATCAAGAATATTCTGTGGAGAAGATATACCAATTCCAACTCTGTTATTTGTATAATCATAAACAAAATTAGAAGATCCTCCTAGCGATCCATTTTGATTAAATTGAACTTGTGTATTTAATCCTCCGGGATTTGCTGTTCCGGGAGGCCCAGTTGCTCCCTGAAACCCAGTTGCCCCCTGCAAACCTGTGGCACCAGTCAATCCAGTTGCGCCTTGCGGTCCTTGCAATCCGGTTGCACCTGTTGCGCCTGAGCCTGTGGCACCAGTTAGACCAGTTGCTCCCTGCAAGCCAGTTGCGCCCTGTAGGCCTTGCAATCCAGTTGCACCTGTCAGACCCGTAGCACCTTGAAATCCTTGTACTCCAGTAGCACCAGTGGCACCAGTAAATCCTGTGGCACCCTGAAATCCAGTTGCTCCTTGCAGTCCTGTTGCTCCTTGAAATCCGGTAGCACCTTGAAATCCTTGCGGGCCGGGTAAACCCATTTGACCTTGAATTCCTGTTGCGCCTTGTGGTCCCGGTTCTCCAGTTGCTCCTTGAAATCCAGTTGCACCAGTAAAACCAGTTGCTCCTTGCGGGCCAGTTGCACCTGTTGCTCCCACAAATCCAGACGCACCAACTCCTCCCCCACCATAAAGATCTACATATTCTTTAGTGGCAGCGTCTCTCGGATCAATTGGATTTCGTAAGTTTTTAATAGTAAATTGGTTAGCATTAATATCTAAATTCAAATCTATTTCATTATTTTCTGGATCAACATTTGCAAAAAATTCTGGATTTGTTGGCATAATTCTCTCTTATTTATTCAAGAAAGAACTTTGCCCATTTTTCAATTTTCTTTGGCCAATCAAATGAATACTTTGCAATTTCTTGATTTTCAAGACACTTCTTTTGATATATTTCAGGATTCAAATGATAGAAAAGAACCAATTCTGTTCCTTGTTTGACATATTCATTTTCATCAAATGGTAATTCAATGCCACACTTATAATCTTGAAAATATCCAACATTTGTAGAAAAAAGCAATCTTCCTGATGCAGAAGTTTCCAAAATAGGAAGACTTGCACCTTCTTCTAATGAAGACACAAACACACAATCTACAGATTTATAATAAGATGGCATTCCAATCCAATGATAGAATTGATGTTCAATGAGTGGTAGTTTGGAATTTTTTGCAATTTGGCGAACAAGCCGTCCGCGCTTGATTTCTTCTCCCTTCCAATTTTTATTTTCCCAAGCTCCGCAATAACCAATTTTCTCTAATTTTTGTGGAACTGGAGCATAGAAATAGTCAAAAAACACACCTAATTCCAACACTTCAGGAATTCGTTCAATACAAAATTCTAAAGCTTTTCTTTTTAGATAGTTAGATACTACAGCAAATTTTTTTGGTTTATTGAAAATATCATATCCATTTAATGAAATTGTCCGAAGTAAATCCCATTCAGCATGTGCGAAAACATACATTTTTTCAATCGGAACTTTATACGACGCAAGCGCTCCAATTCCATCAACATTTGTTACCCAAATATCTGTTGTTTTGTCTATCATTTGAACGTCTTCAATCCGGTAAGCCACATTCCAAGGCAAGATATTTGCAATAATTCCATAAGGATATAGTAGTTTTATCAATGAATTATGGATGTTTCCAAAAGCCCAATCATTCTGTATAAAAAATACAAGATTAGTCATTGATTTCTTTTTCCACCAATTTTGGTTCCTCTAAGATCTCTAAAACATCGCCCAAAAAATAATCTTTTGTATGTGCAAATAATACAGTCGCAACGCCTTCTTTATAATATAAATTCAAAATATTATTAGCTCTTTCTAAAGACATCCAATCTGTTTCTAACCATTTTGAAACTTCACAAAAATAATCTTCACCAAATGGTTGTGTATTTTCAACCACAAGTCCTTTATAAACAATTTTATAGTTGTTCATCTTTCACCTCCAATTTGTTTTAATTCCATATTCTCTCCAATATCTATCACAAAAAAAATCAAATTGTTTTCTTGAACTAACCCTTTATATACAATTTTATATTTTTTCATATATTTTCTCCAAAATTTAGGATAACATTATCACCAATTTTAAACACTTTAACATCATATTTTATTTGGTATTTTTGGATTAAATCGTCTAACTCTTCTTTTCTCCAAATATATTCAAATATAATTCTTTGAATTGGAATACTTTGTATTTCTTGAATTTGATAAACTTCTCTCAAGATTGTGGCATCATGACCTTCTGTGTCTATTTTCAATTGACCTATTTCTGTTATCTGATATAAATTAAAAAAGTTAGATACAGAAAGAACCGGAACGTTGACGCAATCCATAACCGATTGTAAATTCAATTGATTAACCAATGTTGGGTGCATCTCGCCTAATGAATTGCACCCGCGAACCCAAGCAGGTAAACCTAATTGCCGGATTTTTTCTTCACTGACAAAATACATCTTCAAAATCCCGTCCGTGTCTGATAATGCAAACGGGCACTTGAAAATATTTTCTTTATTTGGAAATTTGTTCAAATAATGAATCAGAGGCTCAACCAAAATAAGAGTTTCCCCCTCTTTCAGTTGTTCCAAAGAAGTTTCAAAATCTGATGTTCCTATGTCTATGTAATCGTATCTCATTTATGAATTACCGAATATTTTACCTTTTTTGGAAGAAATGGTGAAAATCCAAGATTTTGTGTCTTTTGAATATGTGGCCACATATTAGAATCAATTTCACCAAAATATCTTGTAAACTTTTTTTCTGTAGTGATGTCATGAATGCCCAGTTTGGAAACAAAACCATCTAATTCCTTATTATTTGTTTTTGAATACAATTTCAATTTTGCTAAATCATCACAATCATCTTCTAATAAATGTTGAAAAAACTTAACCTCATTTTCTGAAACTACCATTTGTTCAAACATTTTTTCTTTATAATCATTTGAAATATACCAAACAGAAAATGTTAACTCGTTTGTGAAACAAGGCAACCCCATTGCATAATACAACACCAATGGCGAGAAAAATACATTTTCTCTTTTACTTTTAGATTCAAACAAAATTGTCATTTTACAACCTCCAAAACTTTTTTATAGGGAATATTTCCATTGAATAATGATAAAGAGAAATGATTTAATGTATCTTCAATAATCAGAAAATCATTTTCAGTAAGATCTAATTCACATTCTTTATTTTCAGTAAGAGATATTTTACCATCCCAAACACTCAAATATTTTATCGGAATAGTATTTACAGCAATTTGAATTTTCATTTCATCATACTTTTTGTTCTTTTTTGTCTCTTTAATAAGAAATTCTTCATCTACAGTTGACCAAGTATACTCAAAAATATTACCCGGCAATACACTCAAATACAAGAAAAGAAAACTATTTAGATCATAATGTTTTATGAAATTTTTACACTTAAACAAAACCATCAAATAAAGTGCAATAGGAGATAGAAACACACAATCCAAATTTTCTGTCGTGTTCAATTTTAATCTAACCATTTGGGTATTTCCTATATAACCAATTTAGAGATTTTCGTTCTGGATGTTGTTGATACCACCCCTTTCCAGTATAAACATCCATAACCATCTGCCAATATTCTTCATACATTTTAATAATTCGTTCGCACGAGAAATTGTCAATGGCCCACTGCCTAACTCTCTTTGGACTAATTTTGTCAATATTTTTTGCTGCCCAAACAAAATGGTCAAATGTCCGGCAACGGAAACCCGTGATTCCATGTAAGTTATTCTCCGGCCAGACTCCCCAATCTGTGGTGATAATTGGACATCCTGAAAACATAGCTTCTACTGCCGCTCCACCAAAGGGTTCACAATACATAGAAGGCAGGAAAAATCCTTTTGCTTTTGACATCAATTCTCGCCGCTTTTCGTAATCAGCAAAACCAATATGTTTGATTTTATCAGTTTCTTCATAACCAGATTCTTTCAAAGAACCCTGACCAGCAATAACCAATTTTTCTCCTAAAGTGTTACAAACTTGGTAAGCAATATCAATTCCTTTTCCCGGATATACTCTACCAAGAAAGAGAAAATAGTCATCTCTTTTTTCTGAAAAATCAAAATCTTCAGGTTCAAAATAATTTGGAATTACAACATGATACCAATCTTCCAGACCAGATTGCATAACAGATTGTGCTCCGTTGACAGCTGCGCGAATCGCATAAGATTCATACACCCGCCAACGTGCAAAATGACCAGAACCATATCCAATTCCGGGTTCTACAACAATCAGATCGGAATGCGCATCAGCAACAGGTTTATGTCCCCAACCCCACATACACAATAGAAAATCAAGCTTTTGTTTTCTTTTGCTTATTTCACGAATTGTGTTGTTGTAAAATGTTTGATATGCATGATCTCCCATATCAAATTTGAAGAAATTCTTCCTGACATCATAATCACCATATGCTAACTCAAAATCTCTGTCTGTAATGACTGTAATATGTTCATCACACATTGGATTAGATTTTTCATGACCATAATGGAAAACTGTATGTCCAGCCAATTTCAACATTTTACATAATTTGACAACTTTTTGTGTATAAGCACAAGCAACCCAAGGAGTTCCTTTTTTATTTGTTGTTACAGTATGTGGAAGACCAAGGACATGAAATCTGTATTTCGGCATAGATTATCTTTCCCTCAAATTACTGATATAACAACCATTTGGCTTGAAATATTTATATACCGCCTTGACAAAAGACTCATCAAAAACAACCCGAATAAATTCTGTTTTTTCCTCTGGTTCATCTGCGGATCTCAATTTGAAAACAACAAAGTTGGAATTGACAATTGCAGGATGAACTTTATTGTTATATACAAAAATTTGAGAATTGTTATCAGAAATATGACGTTGCTGAACAAACATAGTAGATGACCCTAATTCTTTTGTGTCTGGATCTTCATAATCATAGAAAATCAATGTGTGTCTTCCATCAAAAAATGTATTTAATGAATAATCATTTGTAAATTTTTGTTCTCTTGTAGGAGCTACAAATTTCTTGGAAAATGATACAATTGCAAAGAAAACATCATCAGTGCGAATTTCAAGATCATCCTTAATGCAAATAAGACAAACTGCATATTCATTTCCTGTATTAGAGAGAACATGAGTTTTAAGCATATACTCATTGCCTGTTTGATTTTCTGTTTGTAAAAATTCCCATTTAGTTTGTTTTTTTACTTCAATTTTTTCGTTTTCATTTGTAGATGTTTTTTGTACGGTTACATTTTCTGTAAATAACGAAAAAATAACCATTCCAAAAAATACAACTATAAAAGCCATTCCGACAAAAAGAAACCCTTTCAAAATTTTTCTAAGCATCACTTTTCTCCTTTTTCTAAAGTATGAATCAAAAACATTACAGTGTATAATGTTATTACCACAAACAAAAACGCCTTTCGTATCATTTTATATCTCTAAGTCATAATCACTATGACCGAAAACAAAATCAGACATATCGTGCAATTCTAGGTTGCAAATATATTTCAATTTTTCAATATTTGGAACCAATTTAGCGTTGTAGCCGACAGCAGGATAAAACCAATTTCCCGGAACCATTCGGAACCAATATTTCAATACCGAATCATTTTTTGAATAATAGATATTAAACTTGGTGTTAGTATTGTAGGTTATTTCGTTTCGTTTTTCAACAAATTCTTTAATATTGATTGCTGGAGCTAGCCACTTCCAATTCGCAATATTTTTTGTTTTTGAATTGAAAACAACATCACACCCCAACGAATGGCTGGAAATAGTAATTGATCCGCATTTTCCTAATTTTTGTTGTTGTTCTAGCATCTTAATCAAATCATACAAATGCCCCGATGTTTCTGGAACCCGCTTTTTGGCTCCGATGAAACCAATGGTAGAACTCCACGAACTGGGCCAATAGAAAAAGATGAAAGTATTATATTTTTTGCTTACACGATTCAGATTGAAAATTTTGAAATATTTGTTTTGAACGTTAGAAAAAATTCCACGATAACCATGAACCAAAACAACAACGTTTCTAAGCGAACCTTGTGTTATGCTCTTATCAAAAAAGACATCGTAACCCGTTGAATAAAAAGAAGTTTCTTTTTCGTCTACTCTACGGTATAATAGATTGTCTGAAAATTCTACTGGATCTGTAAAATTTTTTCTGCAAGAAAATTCAAAAATCATTAGTTTTTTCTCCTTCCAGCTTGACGATATTATATTCTTCAAATAGTGCCCGAATTTGACCAAAAACGTTTTCGGGCGGATTGACGTGTCTTTGTGTGAACCACACCCCGTCCACTTTCATTCTAAATCCCATATGATAAAATGGAAAGAAAAAACTTCCCTTTCCATAAATTTCAAGATACTTCTGAATTTCTTTCTGTTTTGTGGTAATTTTTCGGGAGCTATACAAATATGAAGGCTGATAGAAATGCACAAACCGATTCAATACGTTTCGGTATGCGTCTTTTACCCTCCACACAAAATAATTGAGTACCTCTTCTGGCTTATCATCTGGAAGACCGAAACAGCGGCAATCAAATACTGGAACATGAAGATTACTAACATCATTCAAAGATTCTGATTTTTTTGCTGTTTCTGGAAGAAATTTGTTGAAATAATATGTGAAATAAGATGCCGTAACAGAATTGATTTTATTGACTTTTCCATTAAACCAGTGTTGTGTATTATTTTCTTTTTTTGCCTGCAAAAGAAAAGAACACTCATCGGATTGAGGATAATAAGCCACACAATTTTGTACTGAAAGCGCAGTATAAAATGCAGCCTGATTCATCGCCGAAACAACATCTTCCGAATAAAAGTGTTGTTCGTTCAAATAGCGGAATATATGTGAAAACGCCTTTCCGTCAACCCGAACCACAATAAAGTCATTTGTAATTTTTTGAGAACATTGTTCTTCGTAAAGTTTCATTCTATTTTCTAATGTATCTCTCATGTTACTATTATACCTTAAAAATAATCAACGTTCAAGTTTATTTTATTTCAAAATTTGAATTGTTTGAATGTTTTTTTCAATTCTTCAAAACTTTCTTGCTCCGCTTTTTGTTCAACTTCTTGCATTATTTCTTCCGCATCACAGGATGATGTGGCTTGTCCTGTCAAGTTATAAAGCCTTTGTTTTGAACGATCTATACCAACCAAACTGCGTTTGTTCTTGGTGACATCGGCGTACCTATTTTTTAATTGTTTTATCATAATTTGGTTAGCCTGTTCTAGTTGTTCAGTATTAATCAACGAAATGATGAAATCTGCTGTTGCGCCTGTAGCAAATGATTCAGAAATATCAGTTAATGATGTGTCTGTGGATTGATACCCCTGCCGGGTCAACTGAGTTGCTGTAAAAATAGGCACATTCATCTCCATCGCCAACCCGCGAACTTCTTCAGCGATGGCTTTCACGAGTACATAGGTGTTGCTCATTCCATTGTTTTTGATGCGGACAGAAGAACAAATATTAAGATAATCAATCAAAATCACATCAGGCACAAAGTTCTTCTTCAGTTTCAATTCACTCAAAAGTGCACGAAAATGGTTAACTGTCCCAGTTCCAGTAGGATACTCTTTGATGATAAGTTTGCCTTGCGTAACTTTTTGTCGTACATTATGAATCAATGAATCATATTGTTTTTTCGTCAAAAACATCAAGGTATCCAAGCTAATGTCTAAAATATTTGCGTCAATGCGTTTGGCAACCTCCTCTTCTGCCATCTCACACGATATGTACAATACATTCTTATTCTTCAACAAAAATGAAGTAGCGAAGTGACACAAAGTCAATGACTTACCGACATTGATACCACCAAGGATGATGTTTAATGTTTTCTTTGGAACTCCACCGTTAGTTATTTCGTTCAGATAATCCAAATCAAACGGAAGACGTTCTTCAACTTTGTGATATTTCTCAAAACGTTCATTGAAATCTTCAAAAAAATCATGACCTACACTGGGATCAAAAGTGACTGCCAATGCTTCTTTCAGCAATTCGGGAATAACACCACGGTCTTTCTTTTTTGACTTTCCTGAAATAATATTGATACTTTCCCGAATAGCATTCTCAATGGCCGATTCTTTACAAAATCGTTCTGTTTCAGCAACAAGCCAGTCAAAATTTTGATTGGTTGGTTTTTCTTTAATTTCATCAATGATTTCAAGAGAAGATTTCAACTCATCTTCTGTCAATTTTGTTGAATTTGTCAAAGAAATAACCAAAGCATCTATAGAGGGAGTATCATTATATTCTGCAATAAATGTTTTGATATTGGTGAAAATTTTCTTGTGAATTCCGCCAAAATATTCATCCTTGAGGAAGGGAATAACCTTCCTCATGTATTTTTCATTATGGACTAAATTTTGAAGAATAATCTTCTCAATCATTCGGCTTTTCTCTCTTTTCCATTTCTTCTAATTGCTTTTCAATAGATTTTGTTACAATTTCTTGCATCAAAACTCTTGCCAATGCCAAACATTTTCTAGTATCAAATGACTGACTTTTTTGTGTAATCAAAATGTTATAACGAATTTCTACATTATTTTCATCATCTTGAAGTTCATGAACAAAAAAATCTGTTGCAAGAAATTCCATGATCCATACTTCAGTTGGCTTGTGACGGACGCGAAAGCGGATGATATTTGGTGTATTTTCATCCGCTTGTTCCATAAATACTTCACATTCTTTTGCTAACTTTTTGTAAGAATTTCTTTTAGCCATTTGAAATTACCTCACTCATTCAGTGTATCATCTTCCTCTAAAAGATTTCCATAGCAAAATTCCTTTTCAGCACAAACATTCAATTTTTCAAGAAATTCTTGTGTGAAAAATTCTTCTGGTTTTTTGTAAATTTGTTTCTCAAAATATGTTTTGTCGTCGCCAGCAAATTTGTATTTGTTTCCAATTTTTTCAACAAGTCCATATTTTAAAGCCAGATCCAAAAGACCATAATACCGATGCAATCCTTTTTTGTATGAAAGAAAAAGTTCAACTTTGCTGTTTTCCTTTGTAATTCTGGCTTTTTCCAGACGGGCAGTGATGACATTACCAATGACTTCGGTTCCGTCCTTTTCTTTTCTGCGACTTAGAAATACTGTCAGAGAAGCATTATATTGCGGCCCAGAACCGCCAGACATGACTTTTCTGGGAAATAACCCCTGTTCATCATAAGTATGATTTGTAGCCAATAACGCCGCTCCAACTTTACCTAATTTCAGAGTAATAGTTCGGAATGCCGATTTAATCAATCTAGCTCTAGTCATATCAGCAGTTTCTTTACCTTCCAAACTATCTTCCATTTCTTTTGTTGTAGATAGATTGCCTAATGAATCAACAATCAAGAGCAATGGATTTCGGTCTTTTTGCGACAATTTTTCGTAATTATCTAAAACCAGCAACACCTGATGCCGGAACTCCTGTACCGTTTGTACTGGTACAATAAGTACTCGTTTTGTATCAATTCCGCGTTCAATAAACATTTCCTTAGTCAATGCCGATTCAGATTCATAATAAATCGCTATTGCTTTTGGATCTTGATCAAGAAAATTCTTCAAAATTGACAAACAAAGATATGTCTTACCAACGCTGGTTTCACCAGCCAGCACGGTAATTTTGTTGTTCGGAAGACCTCCAAATAAATTGCCACTCAAAAGGGCGTTGAAAGCATACGATCCAGTATCAATAAATCCAGTGATATCACCAGTTGGAATGCCTTCATCCACAATTGATGCATACTCATTGTTTAAAGTTTTCTTGATTTGTTTCAGAAAATCCATTTAATCCTCCAAAGTTCTTCTTTTTTTGGTTGACCAATTGATTGCCTCTAACATATCCTTGAGAGGACTGATGAAGCTTTTTTCAAATTGAGTGTTATAATCTACATAATTTCTAATTTCGTAAAATTCTTTTGGCAGCTTTCCCGGGAAAGAAATTATGTTCTCTTTCTTCAATAAATTAGGAACAGTCAAATAAATGTACTTAATTTTTTCTCCATCACGGATTTCGGGCAACTTCAAACCATGCTCGCGAATATAATTGTTATACAAAATACAACCACGAATATGAATTGGAGTTGCTTTTTTGTATAATCCACCATCAAACGAAATGAAATTTGAAATATTATTTGCAGTGCGCGGAAATGCAATATCTTCAATATCTTGTTCTTGAAATTCTTTTCTTACTCGTTGTATATATCGTTGTAAGGATTCTTCTCCTTCTTGAAGGATAATACGAATTGCTTCTTTCAACGTTTTTCTGCAAAATGTAGGAGTAGAAGATTTGATTGCCTCAACACCCATGATTTTCAGCTTAGGTGGATTGTACTTAACTCCTTCAGATTCAAGAACATTCAGACAATACCGTTTCTTGGCAATGAAGAATCCGTTGTTGGCGATGACTTCCTGCTTCATCTCAATTTTGTTAGTTTCGCAATTCATATATTGACTTAATTCAGTAAATGAATTGGCAATGTATTTGTTCAGTTTTTTCTGAATAAACTCATTGATTTTCTGACAAATTTCATCTTGGTTAGTTGTTTCAAGTTTTTTGACAAAAGGCTCAAAATTCAAATAAACAGAATCTGTATCACTTGCCAAACAATAATCTTGATCTTTTGTGCCAAATTCTTTATTGAGAAATTGATTGAGTTTATTTTCAATCCAACGAATTGTCAACTGACCGGAAAGGGTTACTGCTTCCGCAAGGCGAACATCAAAGAACCGGAAATATTTATTTCCCATCGCTCCATATGCGGAATTAAGACAGATCTTCTTAACTTGTTGCAAATTTTTGTACTTAGAAATTTCCTTAATCAAATTTGGATTTTTTGTATCTTGATATTTTTTTTCCGCTTCAATCATTTTTTTCTTGTATTCTCTACGCTGTGCAAACATCATTTCCATCAATTCGGGCAAAAATCCTTTACGGCTTCGGGTAAATGGTTGTCCATTTGCGGCTAAACAATGATTTGCTTTAATGATGTCAGTCATATCAACTCGTTTTTCAAGCAAATCATCAATAGTAACTTGTTTGAATGAATTGACTTTCGTATCTGGAGAAATATTGTAATTCATGATAAGGTGTGGATATAGTGAAGTTACGTCAAACGATACAATCCAGTGTTTGTATCCAATTTGTGGATTTTTGACGTATGCACCTTGAATTTCACGATCTTGAACATTTTCACGTTTATTTGGAATAATGATGTTTTTCTTCAATAAATGGTTGAAAATAATACTATCCCACATCCGCACCTGATAGAAACAATCTTCATAGTTAACCTTTGAATCATAAGCTAGAGTAATGACCAATTCCAAAAGTTTCAGTTTTTCTTCCAATTCAATGACCAAAGCAACGTCTTTAATGTTATAGTCAATAAAGAGTTGATGGTCTTTTTCATACAATTCATGAAGCGTACCAATATGTGAATACTCTACTTTGTTTTTACCTAATTCATGTTCGGCAACAAAATCAAGAGTATATCGCTCCAGATTGGTATAGGTGAATTTCTTGTATACGTCAAGATAATCTAACTGCGAAATTCCAAAAATTTTCAGTATTTCACGTTCCTTAAAATTTGGATCAAGAACATTTTCTTTGATAACTACTTTCCAAGGCGACAATTCATTAGCCGCATCTTCTGAAATCAAACGACAAATTCTGTTGTACAAAAATGGCAAGTCATAACCAGTTGAATACCAACCAGTTACAACATCAGGATAATTGTTTTTCCAAAGATCAAGAAATTTCGTCAGCAATTCAGTTTCAGATGCGCACTCAACATACACCTGCTTATCTGGATGGTAATTCACATACGGTTTCAATCCAAACACAATAAATTTGTCAAAATTTGAGTATTTGATTGTAATAGAAATAATCTTGGCATTGCCTTGATTAGATGATGGAAATGATCCATCTTCACAGAGCGCGGTTTCAATATCAAAATATGCTATGCGAATTTTACTAAAATCTGGATGTAATTCACTGGGATAATTTTCAGCAATGAATTGATATTGTGGTCGGATTACTCCAAAAATTGGAAGATCTTTTTCTTGTGCTTCTGAAACATATTCTTTCCAATCGTAGATGGAAGGAAAGGTCAACTCTTCAAGTGGTAAGTTGTTAATAGAACGATACTTAGCATTTTCTTTCTTAGAAGGAATCCACAGCTTTGGATGGAATTCAATTTTCTTTTTGATTCGCTTGCCTTTTTCATCAAAACCGCGAAAAAGGATGTGGTTTTTGTATAAAATTACATTAGTATACATTCGTTCTTATCATAGTATACCGGATTTCCGTTCCAGCATCTATTATTTTATCATTTTGACAAGATAGACAGACCCGTGCAGGAACACCTGAAATTCTTTTCTTAGTTTTACATATTTACCAAGTCCGCTATTTCTATATTGCAGTTTTTCTTGAAATTCTCTTTCGTCTAATGTTACACGATCGTGGGAGTCATCGTATTCTAATTTTTTTAACATGTCTTTCACAAAAAACAGAATATCCCCAACAAATGGAGAATAAGCGTATTTGTAACCATCTAACGGGAAAACAAGATATGGTTTTCCGCCATCAACCATCGCATCTTCCTTGGAAGTATAACAAACAAAAGAGTTTAGCGGAGTTGCTTCAAATCCAAGTTTTTTGAATGTTTTGTCCAAAATAATGCGGGTTTCTTGTTCTTTTTTTGAAAATAATGTAATATTTCCTTGTAAAAGGAAACGATCTTCGGGGGACGCAGTAATAGTATTTTTTGTTTCAAAAATTCCCATATATAAGTTGTAAATTTCATTGTTCAAAAATTCTTTAATTTCGTCAACAGATTTTGGTTTTCCCCCCAAGACCTCAGTGAACCATTGTGTACAATTATTGAAGATAAAGGAATAGTTGATTCTATCTGAATTTTCTTGAAATTGTTTTAAGGATTTCATAGGGCAGTTCCTTTAAATATATAGCATTACTGCTTTTGGACGAATCATAATTTCAATGGCTTTGTTGCTTTTGGTTAATATATAGTTTCTGATATCTTTATTTGTGAAATCATACAATTCTTGTAATACCTTTTCATCAATTTTGAATATCTCCAATAATTCGTCGGCGGAATATTCTTTTTGAAACTTTTTCATCATTTCTGTTTGTGTTATTTTCATATTTCCGATTATCTTTTTTTGACACCCCCCATGACTAAAGTCAGGGGATTCTTTGGTGGTAGTCGGAAGTCCATTTCTGGTATCTGTAGTTCCCCAAAGTTTAGGGTGTGTCATCACCCCTCCCAAGACAGTACATATAGCATCTTGGGCTGGCAGACTATCGCTTTAAGCTACACCATCTACCACAGGTGCTTTCATTATATTTATAGCACCTAATCTATCTCTATTTATAATATAGCATAATATTAGATAGGTGTCAAGTATCTAATAAGCCTTCATCCCAACGACTAAAGTCGTGGGCTTTCGGCTAAGTTTTCTTGTAATCTATAATTTTCTGCATTATTTATATATGTTCCACTTGGAAGATTTCCAACTGAACGATATAGTGAATATTTTTGACTTATCAACCATTCAACTAATTCTTTTTCTTTTTGAAATTTTGGTGCTTCAAGTTCGTTAAACCATTGTTGGCATTTGTTCAAAATAAACGAAAAAATATCGCTTTTTATTTCTTTGATGTTTTTATTTTCCAGTATATAGCTTCTGAAATTTTTCATTATGGTCTCCACTGCGTCAAAAACAGTTTGGGGCGGAACATTATTTCAATTTCTTTTTTTGAATTAAATATCAAAGTTTTGATGTCTGTTTTTTTGAAATTATATTCTTTTTTGAGATATTGTTCATCTACTTGAAATATTGTTTCTAAAAATTGACTATCTGGAATAGTGTTGATAATCTCTTCAATTGGATAATCTTCCAAATATTCAAGATCATAATCTTCTTCTTCAATATATTTTTTGAGCATTTCAATATTTGGAAATAACTTGTTTAATTTCAATATGGAATCAACAGTTCTAACCATTTCATAAAGATCTTTGATTTTGGGAGAATAAGTATACTGATATCCATCTATAGGAAATACTAAATATGGTTCTATATCAATTGAATACAATTTGGCCTGTTGCCTTGAATTTGTTGCAAAAAGACAATTACCACGATGTACAGAAAAACCTAATTTTTTCATAGCTTCAACGATAGCATTATAAATAGGTAATGGTGTATCTCGTGGAGGTCTGTTATCAGATGCAGTTTCAATCAATGAATAATCGTCAATTCTGATTCCACGATACAAATAGAATCTTTTCTTTTCAAATGTTTGTATTAGATCTTTTTCATTTTTTAACGTTTTTCCATAAATTTCCTGAAACCATTGTTGACAATTTTCCAAAATGAAGTCAATGGTATCTTCTTTTGATATTTGAGTTCTGGAATAATCTTCGTTTAGGATAAAGCTTTTGAATGATTGCATTTTAAATAAATTCCTTTCCAAATGTAATTACTTTGGTCAACAGTTCTTTCCCATAACCAACATTCAAATTAAGTCCTTGTCCACCAATAACTTGAGTTACTTCTCTTGCGGCTTCTTCCAATGATGTATACGAATTCAAACGGTTAAGCCCACCACGAATTCCAGATACAATGAAATAAAATACAATACGCAATGCAATTTCAGGATCTTTAGCTAAATCTGGATTTCCGACAAGATCCGCCTTCAACAAGTCACCAAATCGCTTATAGTTGGATTTGCCTGTAATCTGAATATATCCGCGTCCGCGATATTTCCATCCATCTCCGGGTTCTGTATTTCCCATTGAACGGCCAATTGTTGTTTGATGACCATACACAATTTCAGCAAATTCTTGTGGATTTCTTTTAATTTGATTCAATTGTTCATCACTAAAACGAGCAACACGAGATCCAAAAATTTTTCTAATTCTATCATTAGATGTGGAAGAGTAGTTCAAATTCTCTTCAATCACACGAAAATTACTTTCTTTCTTTATGTTCCCAAGAATAGCGGCTAGAGCAAATTTGTTAGTAATACCCATTTCCTCTAACCGCTTTTTGATTTCTGAAGGTGTCATACAAGATTATTTAGGATACTAAAAAATATTGAGTAATTTCGTTAACATTCTAATATCTTTAGCAGTAAGTTTGTCGGAAATATTCCTTTTCCTTTCTTCCCACCATTTTATTAACTTCAACATTTCTCTACATTTCTTCCATTCTTGTTTGTGAAATGCTGCATTTTCTGTATCAATTTTAGACAATTCTTTATGTCTTTTCAACCTTTCTTCAAGTGCTCTTTTTCCATATATAACTGCTTGAGATCCATTGTAAAAGAAAAAGTTGTTTTCTGGAAATTCTAACAAATTTTCTTTCTCATTTTCTACATATTTCTCAAAATTTTCAAATACATATTTCAAATTATCTACGCTATTCATTTTTTTTTTTCCTCCTAAACAAAAAACGGAAGGAGAATTTCTCCTTCCGTTTCATATAGTTACAAACTTACATCACAGAATAGCAATTTTCGTTTCCTTTTCGTCTTCGGGAACGTTTTGCTTTAAATGAATTTGCAGCACACCATTTTCATATTTTGAAGAAATAACTTCCATGTATTTTGGTAGCAACACACCAAATTTGAATCTACTACTTTTCATTGTGCCTGAAACCATTTCATAACCTTCTGTCATGTTAGTCTCTACTTCTTCACCAGAAACCCATAACATTTTTTGATCTTTTGAGTTTTCATATGGCTTTATTGAAACAGAAAGTTTTTCTTTAGGATAACCAGCTAGAGCAAATTCAACAATTGCCTTCTGTTCTTTTTCATCAACAAATAGTCTATACTTTGGAAAACCATTGATTTCACAAGTTGAAAATACCTTTTTCATTACATCAGTAAAGTCTAATAGATCTACCTTCATTTCCTTTTCCTTTACCTTTTCTGGAACATAAACATACCACCAATTAAATGTAGAAGAAAGTGAAGATGAAGTGTTGCAATCGCGTGCAGTGAATGTTACAGGAAAATACATATTTTCCAATCTCCTTTCCTTTGAAAGCTAGATTTTTATTGGAGATAAACCCGATAAGGTTAGGTTAGGTTATCCATTTTATTAAAATTCATAAAAATCATTATAAATTTTAATAAAATGATTCATCAATGTTTACTCTGATTGGGTGTAACCCGACACCCTCTATTCCCTCTGCAAACGCTTCAGGAAATACTTTTCTTATTATTTGATAATATCGGCTTTTACCTCCAATACTATTTATATCACAGACACCAATTTCTATCTATTTTTTTATAGATTTTCTAATAAACTCTTCTATCTTATTATGAAGAAAATTCAATTCACCAATATATTCTACACTATTATATTCAAAAATAGATGGAAATATATGAAAATATCTTCCTTCTTTTGAAAAGAAATTTCTGAAAAATGCAAAGTTGTTGTTTATTTCCTTTACCGCTTTATCAAAGTAATCTTTATCAACTTTACGGATGGATTCTCTTTCTTTTACTCTTTGCCATGCTACATTAGGATCGTTGTATAAGAAAATCATCATAACCGAATATCCAAATTTTTCAAGCATTTCTACTTCATTTTTAACCGAATCTTTATTTCTTCCAACTTTAGTAATGATGATTCCACGTCTTTCGTGGAGCAATTCCTGCATTCTTTTATCTATGTATTTTTTGTATTCATCAGGACTCATTCCTGGTGGTTTTTTACGAAAAATCATCATCAAATCATTCAATTTATCAATATCATATACGCTAAATCCATTACCTATTGTTTTGATACTATCAACAATTGTACTCTTTCCAGAGCCGGGATAACCAACAACATATATCGCAATTTTTGAAGTATCTTTAACTAAAGTTTCAGTAAGTTGTTTCATATTAAGTATTTAGAACAAACTAGTATTTGTCCGTTCTAAACGGACAAGAAAAAAATTCGGACAAAATCTATATTTCAAAATTAGGAATCAGGAAATTCAGTATCTTCTCTGTCCCCAGAAGTAGACTGTGGAACTCCCATTGCTACTAGAGTTTCAACAATTTTACGTCCGGCTCTCCCGCCAGAACCAGTTTTTACTTGAACCCAACCAGCGTGTTGACCTTTCTTATTAGCGGCTACGCCCATTTCAGTTGTATCTACAAAAAATACAGAATTGGCTTTTGTTGGATCAACAAATGTTGGAATCTGTGAAACAAAAATTCCAACTCCGCTCACAGGAGCAGTTGCGCCAGCAACAGGTTCATGAAGAGTTACAATACTATTGTGTTCATTCTTTGTTTTTACAACACCCAAAAAACCAGCAGAAAGCGGGCCAGTAGCTCCAGTTGAATATACACTATTTCCGGGATTTACGGCTGATAAAGCTCCAGTAGCTCCAATAATTTGTGAACCCGAAACTGTAAAAGTTCCGGCTACTGTTACGACTTCTTTATTTCCCCAAGACATTTTTCTATTTTTCTCCTTAGGTTTCTTTCTTACCTATTTATTTCTTGCTTATTTTCCAAAATCTAGATTTTCGTAAATTCTGTTATATTGTGAATGTGGATATACCCGAACAAATCTTGAAACATCGGCTTCTTTAATGAAATCACTTAAGTTGTTGTAATCACAATAAGTTAGACACGATCTAATGCCGCCAAGGATATCTTTCACTGCATTTTCCAATGGGCCACGAGAAACGCCGGGAAATACAATATGTCTACCTTCAGATGCCCTATACTCAAATTTATCTTCAGCATCCTGATAGTGCGTCTTTTGCGCTACAAATGAACTCATTCCATAGAAATAATTACCTGTTTCATCATAATTCGCCAACATACCGCCAATCATGACATAACTGGCTCCAGCAGCAAATGCTTTGCAAATATCGCCGGGATTTTTACAACCACCATCAGAAATGATTTTGCCCGGAAATTTCTCATGACAATCCAAAATTGCTTGCAATTGCGGATACCCAACACCTGTTTTCACACGAGTCAGACAACCTGAACCTGAACCAATTCCAATTTTTACATAGTCAGCACCAGCGGCTAACAACGCCATTCCGCCGACGGGAGTAGCTACATTTCCAGCAAATATGATTTTATCTGGATACTTTTCTTTGATTTTTGCAACATGATGGACAAATTTTTTGATATATCCATTTGCCACATCTAAACAAATAAACCGAATTTGTGGAAATTCTTTCATGATATTATCAAGATTATCATTTGAATCTTTATCAATTCCAGCCGAAATAGCAACATAAGGCAACACATAATGATCAAACGATTCTAATTCATAAAAGTCTTTTAGATTATGAAACTTATGAAGACAAGTAACCATTTTGTATTTTGCCAAAACTTTGGCTACACGGAGTGTTCCAATTGTTGCCATATTTGCGGCAATAACAGGAACAACACCATGTTCATTTTCCAATTTTACATTTTTTCTAGATTCAATATCAGTAAGTTGAGGCACAATAAGAACGTCATCAAAGTCCAATGCAATATTCATATTTCATACTCCTGTTGAACCAAATCCACCATTTCTATCTGTTTTTTGTTGAGGAGGTTCTGGAATTTCTTCCATTGCAACTTGCTTTATTTCTACAAGTTCCCCCTGTGCAATTCTATCTCCATTGTAAATAGTTACTCCTTGTGAAGAAAAATTTCCAACCATGATATATGTTGGGTCTACATAATCATAATCAATAACACCTTCTGAATTGCATAACATCAATCCTTTTTTCAAACTTACAGAAGATCTAATATGCAAACGAATAGAATATCCTTCTGGAATATCAAAAATTAACCCAGTTGGAATTAATGCTCTATCTCCGGGTTTGAGTGTAAGTTGATTTTCTTTGATTTTTACTTTGATGTTTTTGTTACCTAATGTGTAAATATCTACAAAAAAATCATTAGGTAAAAATGCTTTCAAATCAAAACACGCCGAACCTTTCGTTGCATATACAGGATCAAATGCATTCTTATCAAGTTTGTAATAACGCAATGTCATCAAGAATCTCCTTTATTGTCATTGTTTTTATTTCTATTGCCAAGACGCAAAAATGTCAACAAACCTGCCAAAATTTGGGCAGTCAATTCACCTTTGATGTCAAAATTGAGAAATTTGTTCAATACTATGAACAAAATCAACAAGAATACAAAGGTGAAAATGATTCCACCATCAGTTTCAAATGAGCGCAAAAATTCATACCAACGCCGCATATATTTTGGTCTGAATTCTCTTTTTTGCAATATTACTCCGTTTGCACAGTTTGTTGATCTGTTTCTTCCAGCTTGTATTTATTATAAGCCAACTCAATTGCTGCATTTAGCAACGAATCTGCAACCTTTTGTTCATCAACACCAAATTTGACCCGAAGAATTTTTCTAGCCAAATCTCTCAAAAATAACGACTTTTCTTCTGGAGTTTGCATTGCTGTCAATTGAGAAATATTAAGTTCTACTTTAAATTTCTCATAAGCTTTGATGATATTGTCGTCTGTTTTTGTTGGTGTTAATTTTGAAATTTCAACAACAATTGGGTATACCATATTGACATATGGGGCCACCCGTTCAACTACGGGAAGTAACCCCTTCAAAAATGAAAATACACGCAAAAGCATTGATGTCATTAGTGATTTCATATTAGTCTCCTTTTATTCTGTTCCTGTTCCTATTTTCCCGCCGGGCGAACCAGCTTGATTTACGAAAAAGTATATTCTAAACGCATTAACTGCATATCCAAATAATCTATCATACCACTTTGGTTTGGTGATGCGATCAATATTTGCCGAAATGTTATTGATATTTCTTGTAAATTCTGGTGTTGCCAATTCAATTTCTTTAGTAATTTTGGCAAAATTTTCTGTAATATTTTCAGTATTTTGTATCAATTTTGGCACCGATTCATTCAAGGTCAACATAGTTTTATTGGTGTCTTGTGCAGAATTTCTCACCGAAATCATTGTATCCTGAATCAAATTCGGCCAGCAAAATGAATTGTTTTCGCAATCCATGTATTCATTAATAGCCATTAATGTTTTTCGGCTTTCGGCATTAGTTTGATTTACTTCAATCAATGATTCTTGAACCGCCTTGTTCAACGAAGAAATTTCAGTGTTCAATACATCAATTCTAGTAAATGTATTTCTTTCAATACTTTGCAAACGATTATCCAATAAGGCTGTAATATTATTCAAAAAAGTAAAAGTTTCGTTTTCAATAGAATCTGTTTTTTGTTGAACATATTCAATAGTAGTATCAACTCGTTTTTCTATATTGTCAATTTTCTTTTTTGTGTAAAAATGAAAATCAAGAACGGCATAAGATAAAACAAAAAAGAAACAAACAACAGAAAGATTTCTGAGTTTATATGTCCAATCCATACCTATACATCCAGATCTTTTTCTGTAAAAGGAAGATTCAAAATTTTTACTAACTCGCCATTCTTATAGACAAAAACCGTTGGCAATTTCCGAATATTCAAAGAAATAGCAAGGTTCTTATTTTCATCATAATCCAACAACAAAAACCGCCGTTCTTTCAACATATTCAACACACGCAATTTCAATTTGTCGTTTAATGCAAAAACGACAATAATGTCTTTGGATTTTTGAATTATGTCATTATATTCAACTCTGTCCATTTTGTGGTTCATCCATTGAATACATCCGCTCTAGTTCAATGATTTCATTTTTTCTTTTCACTAAATCTTTATGCGGAGGAACCGGAATTTTCAATCTATTAGCCCGCCGTTCATTAAGTTTCCACAAATGTGCTAACATTAGACTAATCTTTTCTCTATCAATTACAGGCTCCCTTAAAGAATATTGAATCTCAATAATCAGCTCTCGTTCCTGAATCAAAAATTCTTGATAATCTACTTTGGTCATTCCAATCATATTTAGTCTCCTTTGACAATTGGCATTAATGTAACGAGATCCAATTCATTTTCTTCAGTCATTTCAAATAATATTTGCCTGTAAGTTGTTGGAAATAAAGAATAAAATTGGATTCTTTCGTGTAGTGGAAGTTTTTTAAAAAATACGATAAAATTAGAAATGATGAACAGTCCACGAACCGTAAATATATGAAAAAACTCCACATACTTCAAAAAATACAACACACAACCAATAAAAAAAATGACGGCAATTCCAAACATTATTGGATTTGTTTCATAAAATTTCAATGAAATCAAAAATGATAATCCAACAACAATCAAGAAAAATGCTCCCAATAAAATGCTCATAAGGCGATTCAATGCAGATATTTTGTCTTCAAGGTGAATTTCTCTTTCTATTATTTTACTTAAGAAATTATCTATAAACATATAATTAAACCCTTTCTGAAAAAATTGGGGGGGGGAGAAACCGCCTCCCCCCTATACACATAGACATTCAACTACTCATCTTCATTCACTAATTGTTTTAATTTAGAAAGAAATTCTTCTTCTTTATCATCTTCATCATCATTTTCTGCTACAACATTATCTTCCTCTTCTTCAATTTCATCTTTTTCATCTAATACCCAAGGCACATCTTCATCTGCAACAGATTCCTTTTTAGAAGTAGCCTTTGGTTTTGCGGAAACATTTTTTGTTGTTTCTTTCTTTACTGGTGATAAATCATCCAACTTCTCGCCCAAAACCTGTTCCAGACGTGCTTTTAGTTCCTCATAGGTCTTGAAAGTTTCTGGTGCAATAAACTCATTCAAATCATAGGTTTGGTTGAAAATTTCTTCTAACTTTTTGTCATCACCACCAAGAAGAGGAGAAGGAGTATCAAAGGAAGAACTGTCATAATTTGGAAATCCACCTTCACCTTTCTTTACACGAAGCAAGAAATTGGCACCTTGCCACATATCAAACGCATCAATCTTTGGCTGATCTTCAAATTCAGGTGAATATGCATCTTGAATTTTTTCCATAATTTTTTTGCCAAATTTGAAAAGAAAAACCTTACCTTCATTTTCAGGGTGTTTAGGATCTTTGACAACATAAATGTTGCTGATAAATACCTGCTTTTGCTTACGCTTACGGACAATATCACGATTGGCTTCAATGCCTGTTGCCCAAAGCTTTGAATTAAGTTCTCCTAGTGGATCGGGCTTATTCAAACTACGAAGTGACTTCTCAATATACCACAAATCTGTTGGGCCTTTGAATGCATATTCGTAATATGTTACAAAGGGAATTTCGTTAAAACGGGAGGGAAGAAATCGGATAATTGCTGATCCATTTCCTGTTCGTTCATCAACAGTTACCTTCCAAAAGCGATCATCATTATACTTCTTTTTCATTTTGGAAAGTTCATCAAGAAGGGCTTCTTGATTTTTCTTGAAATTATTCTTGAGATCTTTATATGAAAGGGGCATTTTATTCTCCTTATTTTATTCTATCCAGACTGTTGCGCTATCCAGCCTAACGTCTAGTATACTACTATTTAGCATTCTCTTCAAATTTCTTTTGTATTTTCAAGATAAAGTAGTCAATAGACGTCAAAAATGTCAGCACAATATTCAAGTATTTTGGTTTGATTTCATTATTAGTATAAAACCAATAGGGACTTTCGCGTTCAAAACGGCTGAAAATGAGATCAACTTTTGTAAGATAATTTTCTGGATCTTTCTTCAATGATCTATATGTTTCAGAAAGTTCCTTTAATTTCAACAATTTAGACTCTACCTCAGTCCGGGTCATTGCTATTCTGATCTCCTCTGTATTTTTCTAGTTCTTTTCTTAATTTTTCATTTGTTTCCATAACATCCAACAAAATCGCTTCAAGCAATTCAATGTTGATGATAATTTCAGAAACAATTTCGTCTATTGTTTTTTCTGAAACATCTTCTTCTTCTTCATCACCATCGCCATCATCGGCTTCTTCATTATCTTCATTTTTATCAAAAAATTCCAGTTCATCTTCTTCAAATTGGTCAAAATCTTCAATTTCGTCGTCTTCAAACATATGTAGTTTCTCCTTTGAATAGTGTAAAAGTTGAAAGAATTTGTTGTTTAGTTTGTTCATTGAAATGTGGTTGTATATATTTCTGAACAAAAGGAAAATATTTTTTTAAGATCTTAGATTCTTCTTTCCATAAGAGATTGTGTTTCAATAACTTAGAAATTTTGAAAAATGAATCAAACAAGATAAATGACTCTGCATAGATTTCTTTTTCAAGATATTTTTCAAAAATTATAGGAGAATGGAAAACATCTATATTTTGTGTAGAAATTGTGGAGGATTTAGCTTTAATGAATCCGTCGCGAATTTCACCAAATTGTTTGATAGCAGTGTATGGAAACCCCTCAATGAATCCTAACCATTGTAAAAAATAGTTTGGCCGTTTGCGATATTCTTCTACAATTTCTTTAATATACATATGACGTTCATTGAGAAAATACAATACCAATTTCATTTTGATGTCTGATTCATCCCCACCATTTTTTGCTAGGTAGTCAAAAAAATATTGATCTTTTCTTTTATTATATGAATGAATATTAGCTGTAGTACGTCCCCCAACTTTGAAATAATCATAGTAATCATTCGTGAAATGTAGTTTTATTGCAATATATTCTCTGTAAACTTCAAATCCATTCATTGTAGTGTTTTCTTTCTTTTTTTGATTAAATGTAAACGAATTGCATCTTCTTCTAGTTTACTCCGTAAAGCCGGACAAATCAACTTTATGATAGAAGGGTCATCAATTTCAACGTCCATTTTTTCACAAAAATATAACACAGAATCTATATAGGATAAATTAAAAGACGTAGATATTTTCTCAATAATTTCAAAGAATGATTCCTTATCTAATTCATCAAATGATTTGTTGAAAATGATATTTTGCATAAATTCATACCTTCAATTCTAGAATATCAGATTTCTTTTCCTTGTTCTATTATTTTTTATTTTTAGCAATAAGCAGTCAAAACTGTTCAATTACTACAACTGTAGTCAAAGTTTGTCAAGTGTCTTTCCGAAAAAAGTTTGTATCTTGTTGAAAACAAAGGAAAAATAATTCTGGTAAACCACTTGACATTTAGCTTTTTAGGTGCCTATAATGAGTCTGAGGGAATGGATGATGGTAATAATCCTTTCAATCATCATCATCATTCCCGTTTATCCTACCTCGTTATCCTACCTGATTCCTAAAAAAAACCTAAAAGCCTAAATTCTAAGAAAACTTAGAATATATAATGGCCATAGTCTACTCTTTTTCCTAAATAGTTGATAAGAGAAAAAATATGCCAATCCAGAATAGAGAAGAATTCAAAAATTATTGTTTAAGAAGACTTGGGTTTCCTGTTATTCAAATTGAGGTTGCTCCTGAACAAATAGAAGACAGAATTGATGATGCGTTAACAAAATATTTTGATTATCATTTTGATGGAAGTGAAGAAATTTATTATATACATCTTATTGAAAATCAAGATGTTACAAATAATTACATTGAACTTCCCGATGAATTTTTTGCTGTTGATGAAATTGTTCCAATTTCACAAGATTCATTAGCTTCTGGTTCTGGAATATTCAATGTAACATATCAGTTTTTAATGTCTGATTTTTGGGGTTCTGGTGGATTTGTTGGAGGAAATCTATCTTATATTGAGTTGTTGAAGTCGTATCTGGCTACGGTTCGTCATCGGCTTTCTCCAGTTCCCTCTTTTCAATTCAACAGAAAAACCAACAAACTTGTTTTCACTACAGGAATAGCAAATCTTCAGCGGCTTGCTCCAAGGATTTTGATTCATGGTTATAAAAAACTGGATGTAGAAAAATATCCTGATATTTGGGAAGATGAATTTTTGAAAGATTATGCAACAGCACTTATTAAGAAACAATGGGGAGAAAATTTGAAAAAATATACTAACCTAAATCTTCCCGGAGGTATTCAAATTGATGGAAAATCAATCTATGATGAAGCTCAAGCTGAAGTAGAAAGACTGGAACAAAAACTCATCAGTAACCTTTCATTGCCCCCAAGATTTTTTGTAGGATAATAACAAATGCCAACTAATCACTTTTTTCAACACGGTTTTGGTATTGGGACAGAATCAGAACAGAGATTACTACAACAACTTGTCAACGAAACCATTCAAATTGCAGGAATTGATTTTGTCTATATTCCAAGAAAATTAGTCAAGCTTGATGAAATTTTCAAAGAGGATACGCTTAGCGAATTTTCAAAAAATTACAAAGTAGAAATGTACATTGAAAACTATGATGGATTTACTGGTGAAGGTGAAATGATTGGAAAGTTTGGTTTTTATCTTAATGACCAGATGAGACTTATTGTATCAAAAGAAAGATTCTTTTTGATTGTCGGCGAAACTTATCCAAAAGAAGGCGATTTAGTGTATTACCCCGTCAGTAAGCATCTTTTTGAAATCAAATGGGTTGATGACAAAAATCCTTTGTTTCCTTTGGGTTCTAGACAATATTTTACGCTTGTTTGCGAAACCTTCAAATATTCACACGAAAATATTCAAACTAATACAGAAATTGATACAATTGCACCTCGTTATGATGATGATGTTAACAAAATTTTTGGTAAAAATACTATTATAGATCAAAAAGCAGAACCCCTAATTGATTTTAGTGAAAAAAATCCATTTTCTGAGAGAAACCTCTAATGCTTACAAACAATCCATTTTATTTCTCAACAATTCGGAATTTGGTAATTGGATTTGGTAAGTTGTTGAATAACATACAGATACAAAAAATTAAAGATAATGGAACAGTAGAAAAGGTAATCAAAGTTCCGTTGGCATACGCATCTGCTGACAAAACTATTACTATGCTTCAGAGTCAGGTAGTAACTAGAAATAAAAATTTGCCTGAAATCAAAATTTCTTTACCAAGAATGAGTTATGAAGTTATTGGCATTTCTTACGATACGACAAGAATGAGTCAACAATTAGTAAAAAATGTTTTCAAGAGTACAAATCCAAATATTTTCAAATCACAATTCCGTCCTGTTCCGTATAATGTTGAATTTGAAGTTGGAATTTTTGTAAAATATATGGATGATGGATTGCAGATTATTGAACAAATTTTACCTTATTTTCGTCCATTTTATGCAATTACAATGAACCCAATTGAAAATGTTGACATGAAAATAGATGTTCCAATTACACTTACATCTATCTCAAAAGAAGACACTTATGAAGGAGCAGTTGAAGAAGATAGAATTATTCAGTGGACTATGAATTTTACTGCAAATGCTTGGGTATTTCCACCAATTACAAATGCTAAAGTTATCAAACGTGCTACAACAAATTTCTTTGATTTGGGTAATGGTCAAAAAATTTCATCAACAACAGTTGAGGTTGATCCTATTACCGCAAATGTTGATGATAATTGGACAATCAAGATTACTAGAAGTGAATAAATAGAAAAGAAATGGCACAACTAAACAAACCAGAATATTCTCTTCTTTATTTGTATTGTGGTCAAGATTTTTATGTAAATGTAACTCTTTACAATGATGCAAATCAGGTTATGGATATTACTGAATTTACAGGCGAATGTTGGATGAGAAGAAGTTATTATTACAATAAAGATGTACACCAAATACAAGTAAACAAGTTATTACCATATAATCAAGGAACGTTTCAACTATTTTTATCAGCGGAAGAAACGTTAAATATTAAAAGCGGACGATATGTAATTGATTTTTTTGTAAAAAATGAAAATAATCAGATTTACAAATTGATTGATGGAATTGTTGTAGCATATCCTGCTGCAACACAAAAACTTGTTGGAGCAACAGGTGCTGTTGGTGCATCAGGCATCTATCCAATTCAGAAATATTAGTAATTTATGCCACAGAAAATAAACACAATAATTACGCAAAATGCTCCGATTGGAGTAACCAATATATCATCATTTATTGGTGCTACTGGAGCTACAGGCCCTCAAGGTGCAACTGGTCCTCAAGGTGCAACTGGTCCAGCAGGTAAAGGATTGGAAATAAAAGGGTCTTTAGAAAGTACAAATGATCTTCCTTTATCTGGAAATTCCGTAGGTGATGCATATCTAATTGATGGAAATTTGTGGATTTGGAACGGTGTAATTTGGGAAAATGTTGGTAATATTCAAGGCCCTCAGGGATCTACAGGATTAACTGGAGCCACAGGGGAACAGGGGCCAATTGGAGCTACAGGATTTCAAGGCGCAACTGGATTTTCTGGAGCCACTGGATTAATTGGAGCCACGGGCGAACAGGGATTACAAGGCGCAACTGGTTTGCAGGGAAATCAAGGCGCAACAGGAACACAAGGATTGCAAGGTGCTACAGGATTTATTGGATCTACTGGTCCTCAGGGAAATGTTGGAGCAACAGGAGCTACGGGTCTTCAGGGTCCTCAGGGCGCAACGGGTGCTACGGGACCGCAGGGAAATCAAGGCGCAACTGGCCTTCAAGGACCACAAGGAGCGACGGGTGCTACTGGATTAACAGGTCCTCAAGGTGCAACAGGAAGTCAAGGACCACAGGGTGCTACTGGAGCTACAGGATTAACTGGTCCGATTGGTGCTACAGGAGCTACAGGTTTGCAAGGCCCACAAGGTGCCACAGGAATAACAGGAAATATTGGAGCGACGGGTGCTACTGGATTAACAGGTCCTCAAGGTGCAACAGGAAGTCAAGGACCACAGGGTGCTACTGGAGCTACAGGATTAACTGGTCCGATTGGTGCTACAGGAGCTACAGGATTACAAGGAAATATTGGAGCGACGGGTGCTACTGGATTAACAGGTCCTCAAGGTGCAACAGGAGCCACTGGATTGACTGGGCCTATTGGAGCCACAGGAGCTACTGGGTTGCAGGGAGCTACAGGCGTTACCGGAGGCATCGGAGCCACAGGAGCCACTGGATTGACTGGGCCTATTGGAGCCACAGGAGCTACTGGGTTGCAGGGAGCTACAGGAATTAAAAATATTCCAAGTTTGCCATTTACTTTGAATCCGGGAGTTTATTGGATTGCAGTAAATACAAATTCTGGTCATGCTCTTAGAGCAGTTGCTCTTGCTTCAGCAAGATCTTTAGGTCTTGCCAATCTTGGTACAACAAACACAACCTGTTATTCTACAAGTGGAACCAGTTTGCCATCAACAGCACCAAGTTCTGGATATTCAGCATTATCTTCGGTACTTCCTGCTGTAGGAGTTCTCTATTCATTAGTATAATTATTGAAAAAATTCATGATTTCCTATTTTTTTGATTTTTTTAAGTTTTTTGAAGAAACGAGAAGGATGTTTTCTTCTTTTGAAAAAAAGAGATTGACCAACAACATTTGGTAAAATATAATAATGGCGGGAAAGAGCATCAATTTCTATATCATATCTGTTTTCCAGTTTAAATTCTTTTTTTACAAAAAATTGGTTTCTTTGATAAATAACATTACAGAAGTCTGTGTTAAATACTTTTGCTCTGTTTTGAACAACGTTAATTACAGCAATTTTTCCTTCTATTGATTCGTATCGCGCTTCATTGTATAATAATATTTTGAGACAAGATATATTTCTGTCCATTAGTGGTTGAACCGGAGTAGAAAGAACCAATGATGACAGAAAAACAAGTTTAAACATCACCCATCAGTAAATCCAAACGGAACTTTTGCTTCGTGTTCAACTGTTATTGTTTCATCAACAACAACAATTTATGGGCAAGCCGCAACAAACGCTGGTACAACTTCATCTTTGTTAAAAGCCGCAACCCCAGTAAACTCAAGTGGAAATCATGCAACTGGCTTGATTGCTTTGAAGATTGGTTAATTTGAAAAAATTCAAAATTTCAGAACACACGGTTTGCTCGTTGACCAGATTGAAATCGCAATATTTAACATCAACTTCCCCGTTTTTGTAATGGGAAAAGCTGAATGTAATGGAACGCGCATACGTTCCTGCTTTACGTTCCCGATTCGGGAACTGTTTCTCAAGACAAGCCTCAATCCGTTTTTTCAGGGAGGAAAACGGAAACTCAATAATGTATGCCAGCTTACCATCAACGAACCCAGAACAGAGCATATATACGTTATCGGAGAGGTATTTGTCGTACCGTTCCCATGTAAAATCAGAGAAATTGCCGCCTCCGTCCAGTTTTTTATTGGAGCCTGCCGAAATGTTCTTCGGCTTTACTTCAAACTTTCGTCCATCCTCGCTCCAGCCATCATAACCCAGTTTTTCTGGGTTCTGACTATAACCACACTCCGCGAGAGTAACCATTTCGCGAAGGGTGGATGAATTTTTATCCATCAAAAAGAAAGAAATAATTGTTTCCGCCTCTTCAGCGGAAAAAGACACTGCCTCACCTTTACTCAGCATGGAGATTTTGCTGAGCAGCTCTGTGTTTGTCCCAACCTTTGAGTTGGTCATAATTCAATGATAGCAGGATGGGGAGGGATTGTCAATAGTCAGATTCGTTAAAGTTCTTAATTTTTTTGCCTTGCCGGATGGTCTTCTTCCGTAACTCTTTGACTAGCTGGAACTTACGCTGTGGATGATGAGGTAGACGGATCTTCGGCCTATGCGCTTCTAGTTTAATTGTATTCTTTTGGTTGGAGAAGGGTGCCATGATCCGTCTACCTCAAACTCTATTTATTCGTACATGAAAAAATAATATTCATGCAAATTTCATTAATTTTCTCGTAGTCTGGCTCTTCTGGAAGATTGGCATAGGCTGAAGCTGCATGAACCGTATCCAGTGTATCAAAATAAAACCGAAACCATTCTTCCAGAGAATATTTTCCTTCTTTTACAGAAATTAGAAACTTCCGTTCAGCTTCATTTTCCCGGAAAACATTCAATTTCCCGGTTTCAAAAAACTCCTTTGCCATGTTCAAGATGCGAAGTGTGTGCATGGCGTATTTGGTGTCATATCCAAATTTTTCTACAAGTTGCTTACGCTTTTCTCCAAGTTTTCCAGTATTCTCGTGGAAAATGCGGTCTTTCTGTCCGCCAGCATATCCAAGCAGGGTTTTGATTGCATTTTTTGAAAGAAATGCATCACGGCAATCCAAAAGCATCTTGCCTTCTGGAGTTATAATGTTATAAAATTCTTCTTTCAAAAAAAGCAATGGGATTACGTTTGGGTTGAACCCAATGGCAAGAGAAATGAATTTTTTCAATTCGTAAAATGTATACTCTTCGTTCTCCTTTTTTTCTACTTTGGTTCCGCTGCCCCAACCGAATGTTTTGATTCCGATATAATAATCAATCGGCGGGACAACAATGCCCATGTAATCCACATCAGATGTGGATGTAGAAAGACCGTAGGCTGTTGAGCCTACGGTCGCTTGAAGAATGTGTTTAGTCATAAATGTCTGCGTTTTCAATCCACTTTTCAACAAAGGGCTGCAACTGCTTCACACGACGCAGAATCTTACGATCCTGTTCTGTGAAAATGAACTTTTGATTAGCATTTTCGGTGTCCAGTTCGTGACACCTCTCAATCGTGAACCACGTCACGATTTCGTAAATTTCCACCACCTTTTTGTGTTCTTTTCGTTCAAATCCATACCATCCCCCGTCGTTTTTGTGGTACGCAAAATTCAACCGCGCCAATTCGTGGTATGGAAATGCTTTAAGCACTTTTTTGCAGAATTGATAAAGTTCTCTCACAAACTCCCGGTGTTCCACGGGAGCTAAGTGAGAGTAAAAGCGAAGGTATGCGTCACAAAGTACTTCAAACATGAGCTTGGGCTTCATATTCTATTTCTTTTAAACCTGGTACTCCCGGCGGGACTTGAACCCACACCAGCCTCTAATCTGGAGGCCGCTCTGCCCGGTTATAAGTCGGGTGCTCTACCTTTGAGCTACGGGAGCAACTTCAGAATAGCACAATCATCTGCTGTTGTCAAGAGGGTGGATAATTTTTTTTTGAAAGTTAGAAAAAGCTTGACAGAAGACCATCTGTCTGCTATCATAGAATCATGCATGACCAAATGGCATCCCCCAAACGGAGAGGAAGGCCGCGTCTCAAAGACAAGGGACGGGAGATCATTTCTAAGCAAAAGAAAAGTGAACCGTCTTTACCGATGACGATTCAATCGTCAACCGACATTCAGCCCTCCCTCGCATACTATAAGAAAGAAGACCCCGACTCGCTCAAAGCTGCTTTTGAGCGAGTCGTCGGAGTCAAATATCCTCATGTCCCCGCCACGTCATTCACTGTAGCGGGAGCCATTGCCCGCATTGCGGAACGAGGTCTCCTGAATGACCCCTACATTCAGGAGAAACTGGAAAATTTCAAATTAAAATTTTCTAAATTTGAAGAAAAGGCTGAAAAGGCCGGAAAATCTTTTAACAAAACGACTTCTTCTTCTGAACCAACCGTTGATTTTCGGCTAGCAGAACTCTGGGAATCATTGGAACAGGAAACCGACCGTTTCCTCCAAAACGGCTGTAAATCTACATTCTCTATGGAGGAGTGGTTGAAGAGTTTCCGTCCATCCTACGAGCATTTGGCGAAGATCCGAGAGAAAATTCAGCGTCGGCTGGATGATGTGAAACTTTCATTTTCCGAAGCCGATGATCCGTATGGATTCATGACTCGTTCCCAGAAACTCCGTTATTGTGAGTTTTTGCAACAAATTCTGACCACCAAAAAACCGCGAAAGCAGCGTGTTGTCCGGAAAAAGAGACAGCGCGACCCCGAAAAAGTGGTCAAAAAAGTCAAAATTGAGCTTGAAGATAAGTCTTTTGGTCTCAAGGGGTTGCCAGCAACTAAAATCATTGGCGCTGAAGCTGCTGTCGTGTGGGATGCTAAGTATAGGAATCTCACAATTTTTCATGCAAAACAAGGAGAAACTCTTGACATTCGTGGGTCATCGGTAGTAAACTGGGATCAGAAACGGACACAAAAGAGAAAAATTCGCAAGCCGCAGGAATTTTTCAAGCAGTTTCTTGCGGCGTACAAACAGACGGCTTTTAAAATTTTTGAAAATTTGAAAGTCCGCCCACAGCGGGCCACGGGTTTGTTAAATAACAAAATAATCTTGAAAGTATACTAAATACTAACATGGCACGAACCAAGCGCAACAATCCTAACATCATGTCTCGTAAGGAGTTTTACGAGACGAAAACCGAATTTCCGATGTGGTGTGAGAATATCCACACCTACGAAAGCTATGTTGCTCATGTTATGAGCGACAAATTTATGAAAGATCAGCCTCCGGCACATTTTCGCAAGAAGCTGAATCGTAAGGCCAGAGCCAAGATGAATCAGGCTCTTCGGTCTCAGTTGGCGCACGGGGAGGAAGATCCCATTTTGCCTGTTGCCAAACGGAATCTTCGTTGGATCTGGTTTTGAGGAGGAATTGTGGTGAGAGATATTGATTTTCTTGAAATTAATGGGTTTGAAATTCATAGAAATCGTCCGGACAATAAAATTGTCTTTGATCCACAAACAAGCAAATTTTTAACTGTTAATGAAGCGCTAGAGATTTTGAAAAAAGATGAACCGGAACAATATCGGGAATTTGAATTGATTTCCCGGTTGAGCGGAAAATTGATGGACGAAGTTGAAGAATATTATGATTCTTAAATTTATCCGGGGTAGCTCAATTGGTAGAGCATCCGGCTGTTAACCGGAAGGTTGCAGGATCGTGCCCTGCCCCCGGAGCCATGCGGACGTGGCGGAATTGGCAGACGCAGCGGACTCAAAATCCGCTGGCCACAAATGGCCGTGTGGGTTCAAGTCCCACCGTCCGCACCAAAATTTTTTTGTGTGAAGGAGGTATAATATGAAAGTGGAAGAGGACTGGTCGTCTCTACGGGCAGCCTAGTCATTATGTGGCATCATTTGATGGTGTGAGTTGGAACGTGGGCCCGAAAGAAGAAATTGAATTGGCAGCAGAAATTTTTGAAAATTGAAAAATTAGAGGAGTAAACACCAATGTCCGATCTGAATAAGGTTTTTGTTGTTCCTGTTAAGTTGGAAACGCACCCCAACGCCGATTCTCTATCTGTCGTTCGGGTGTTTGATTTCTATACCGTTGTTGTGCGCACAGAGGATTGGAAAGATCGGTCTAAGGGGGCGTGGATTCCGCCTGACAATGTGGTTCCAGACAATGAATTTTTTGCATTCTTGAAAGGAAAGACGCATATTAAAGAATGCAAGCTTCGTGGGGTTCTATCACAGGGACTTCTGGTTCCGGTTCCCGATTCATTTGAAATTGGTTCGGATGTTACTGATTTTCTTGGGGTTAAGCGTTACGTTCATCCAAAGGAACTGGAGTACTCCACAAGGGGCCTATTTGCGTCTCCTCCGCCTGTTTCGGGGCCAACCTATGATCTGGAGTCGTGGCTCAAATACGGACGTTTGATCCCAGACGGAACAAAAGTTTTCATTACTGAAAAAATTGATGGAACTAACTCGCGGTTTACATACCAAGAGGGCAAGTTTCATGCCGCAAGCCGGAATAACTACAGACAAGACAGTGACCCTAATTGCATCTATTGGAAAGCATTTCGTCAAATTCCTTGGATTGGAGAGTTTTGTCGGGCGCATCCAAACATGGTGCTCTACGGCGAAATTTTTGGATACAAAGTGCAAAAATTGTCTTATGACAAAGATGTAGGCGTAATTGACTTCAGGGCGTTTGATGTCTTTGATTCGGCACAGGGAAGGTTCCTTGATTTCGTTGAATTTGTTGAACTTGTGACAGAAAATGGGAAGCATCCCGAAAGAGTAGTTCCCATCATCGCAGAAGGTCCTCACTCCGAAGAATTTGTAAAAAATCAAATTTCAGGAAAATCCATGCTGGCGTCTCATCATCGTGAAGGCATTGTTGTGCGGCCAGAAAAAGAGATGTATAAACAAGAAGTAGGACGGCTAGTATTAAAAGCCGTCAGTGAAAGATTTTTGAATAAAAAGGAGAAAAAATGAGGTACGTTTTCATTGATGTAGAGACAACGGGTTTGGATTATAAAGAAAACGGAATTTTTGAACTTTCGTACATTATTTACGATACCGAAGAAAAGAAGGATCTTGTCTGTAAAACTTTGAAAATGAAACTATTTCCGGGGCAAAAATTTTCAAATGACATTCATTTATTGTTTAAAACCACTCCGCAAGAACTACGCGAAAGTATTATGTCTAATCCAGAGCCAGAGCGTGCGTATTCGGAATTTATTTCCGATCTTACAAAATATCAGCTAAAAGGTGACAAATATTTTGTTGTTGGGTACAATTATTTGGGATTTGATGATAAATTTGTGCGTGAATTTTTCCGGCTGAATAATGCCGGAAATTTATATCAAAAATTATTCTGGTGGCCACCAATTGATGTGTCGGTTCTAGCGATGGAAATGTTTAAGGAACATCGCGCAAAATTTGAAAATTTTAAGCAAATCACGATTGCACGATTTATGGGAATTCCTACACCAATTGTAGATTCTCACAATTCAATGGAAGATGTTCAGATTACAAAGAAAATGTATCTGAAATTGATGGGAGAAGAAAATTGAAAAATGAAAAACAAAATTGACATTTTTCTGGAATAATCTATCATAGAATTATGATCAACAGGATCAAGAAGTTTATTTGCTATCATTTCCACAAAAGTATTACCCGTCCTATTAACGGGTATTACATTTGTTTGGAATGTGGGAGAAAATACAAAACACCATTTTAAGGAGAAGAAATATGGGTCGTAAGATGATTGATAGAGAAGAAGCTGTCCGTAATTTTGTTCGGGTTCTAACAGAAAAGAATCCAACATCAGTTACGTTCAACCGTGGCCAACTTGAAGAAGTTGGTGATGAAAATCTTGTTGGTTTTCAATACTTTACCTCAAAGACAAAGGGAATTGGAAACCAAACGAGATTGTCTCACGGTGTGTATGTTGTTCCCGAATTTTTGAAGCCGTTCACGGCAGAAAATTGGGCGGGACGAAATTCAGGAGCATAGTATTATCCTAAATATAAGGCGAGTGGTGACAGTCACCGCTCGCCTTTTCTTGTAAGATTATGATTTTAATAGACTTAAATCAATTATTGATTAGCAACCTGATGCAGCAAATCAATATTACAAAAAATGAGTATGTTGAAGAAAATTTTTTGCGGCATCTGGTTCTGAACAGCATTCGGCTATATAACACAAAATTCAAATCTTTTCTTGGATTTAACCATCAAATTGTATTCGCCGTTGATTCACATTCTTCACGATATTGGAGGAAAGATTATTTTCCTTTTTACAAAGAAAACAGGAAGAAACGACGTGAGTTGTCATATTTAGATTGGGATGAAATTTTTAAATCTTTAAACAAAATTAAAGACGAAATTCGTGAAAATCTGGCGTTTTTGTTTATTGAAGTTAATAAATGCGAAGCTGATGATGTTATTTTCGTTTTGACTAAATATACTTCAGAAACAACAAAAAATATAGAACCTGTGTTGATAGTTTCGGGAGATAGAGATTTTGTTCAATTACAACAATTTGAAAATGTCCAGCAGTATTCACCTACACAAAAAAATTTCATTTCCGCTGAAAATCCAGCCATTTATTTGTTAGAGAAAATTTTGAGTGGTGATATTGGAGACGGGATACCGAATTATTTATCAGATGATGATACATTTGTCGTGAACGGTAAACGGCAAAAGAGAGTGTCTAAGAAGCGCATTTCTGAAATAATTTCATCTTATCCAAATATTTCTTTGCTTGAAAATGAACAGCACGGTTTCCGACGAAATAAGAAACTTATTGATTTGACTGAACTTCCAGAAAAATACTATAATGAAATTTTTCAAAAATTCTTTGAAGAAAGAAAAAGAGAAAAGCCGGGATTGATCTCAATATATAAATACTTGAGAGAACATAACTTGAATACATTACTAACGAAAATAGGAGACTTTGAATGAGATATTTTACCGTAGAAGTTCTTGAAAAAGCAAATCTTATTGAGAACGAACAAGAACGTGTTGAGTTCTTGAAAAAATACATTAACCAGCGGCCAGTTCAAATTGCATTAGCATCTTTCCATAATCCAAATATTCAATTTTTCAAACATCGTGGTCAATTTGAATATGTAAACAAATTTCCAACACTTGGATTATCAGACAATAATTACGAAAATATTTCCAAGAAAATGTACTTATTCTTGGAATCAACTGATATTCCATTAGAAAAGAAGGAGAAACAATTTGTAAATTTCTTGGAATCTGTTTCTCAAAAAGAAGCAGAATTACTTGTTAATATGGTCAAAAAGAATAATCCTTACAAAAATCTGAACAAGAATTTCATTAAGAAGCACTTCAATAACATACTTGACGTTGAAATCACCCGGTGATATCATAGTAAGTGAGGTAAATAATGTATGACACAATTAACACAAAATTGTATCAAAATTCTCTCTAATTTTTCTACAATCAACAACAGCATTTACATCAAAGCAAATTCTTCTGTAATTTCAACAATTTCTGATGATAAGACTATTATTGCTGAAGCAAATAGTCCGATTCAGTTTCCTATTGATTTTGCGTTATATGATTTGAAAAAATTTTTGAGTGCTTATCTTCTTCTGGATTCTCCCGAAGAAAATCCTTCCATTGAATTCTTTGAAAAAAGTTTGGTAATTACTGGGGGAAATAAACAGATTGAGTTTTTCTATTGTTCACCACAATTGATCAATTATCCAAAGAAAAGTGTTGTTCTAAATGACATTGCAGCTTCATTTCAGCTACCAAAAAATGAATTAATCCGACTACAAAAAGCAGCAGCAATTTTAGGTTGTGAAAACATTATTATTGAAGAAAATGATGAAGAAGTGAAAATTTCGGTGAAGGATCAAAACAATAAAACATCTGATTCGCTCTCAGTTGTTTTTTCTGGAGAAATTAAACCAAATTCCAAATTTGTTTTCAACATTGAGAAATTCAAGTTTATTAGCGAGTCTTACGAAGTCTATATTGATTCGCGTGGTATTGGTTTATTTCATAATGATTCTTTGGGATTGAAATATTATGTTCAAGGAGAATTCAATGAGGAGTGATATTTGGGTTGAGAAATATAGACCAAAGAAAGTTAAAGAATGTATTCTTCCAAAAACTCTAAAAAATGCCTTCTTGAATTATGTGAAAGAAGGCAGTTTCCCAAATATGCTTTTTATTGGGAGGCCGGGAACAGGAAAAACTACAGTAGCAAAAGCTCTTTGTAATGAATTAGATCTGGACTACATGATCATCAATGGTAGTGATGAATCAGGCATTGATACATTTCGTGGCAAAGTAAAAAACTTTGCCACAACGGTATCATTCAATAAAAATCCATTAAAGTGTCTGATTATTGATGAGGCAGATTATCTCAATCCACAATCATTCCAGCCAGCAATGCGGTCATTTATGGAAGAATATAGTAAAAATTGCCGCTTCATTCTGACTGGAAATTATAAACAAAAAATCATTGAACCTCTGCTTAGCCGTCTGTCGGTATTTGAATTTTCGTTTCCAAAAGCCGAAAAAATTGATCTCATGCTAGCTTTTGGTAAACGAGCAATGACGATTCTCAAAGAAGAAAAAGTTGAATATGATGAAAATGTTGTTGCATCGGTTGTTGCTAAAAATTATCCTGATTTTCGTAAGTGTTTGTCAGAATTGGAGAAATATGCAAAAACCAACGGAAAAATTGATGTTGGTATTTTAACATATTTCTCTGAAAGCAATATTCGGGAATTATTGAAAATTGTCAAAGAAAAGAATTTTTCAGAAATGCGGAAATGGGTGGTGGCGAATCTCAATTCCAATCCTCAAGATATTATTCGTCAAATTTTTGACCATTTTGAGGATCATCTGGAACCAAGTTCGCGTCCAGCTTTGATTTTGATTTTAGCTCAATATCAATACCAGCTTCCGTTTGTTGCTGATCCAGAAATTCATTTATCGGCTATGATCACTGAAATTATGGCCAATTGTGTGTTCAAAAATGCCTAATCTGAAAGAAATTCTCCAATCTATCAATTATCTCAAAAACGATGACTTGATTGATGATTTCAATTCGTCAGATTACGTTCCATATGTGATAAATAAAATTTTTTCATATTTTCCCGAAACAATTCTTCTTTCTAACGAAATGAACAAAAATTGGCATTTAGACAAAAAAATTCAATATAAATACTATGTGAATGGAGTCAGAAAGGGAAAGCGATATTCTCCTTGGCTAAAAATTGAAAACAATGAAGATGTAGATTTGGTTTCTAAATATTATGGAGTTAGCAAAAGAATTGCTAGGGAATATTTAAAAATTCTTTCGGCTTCAGAATTAGAAAATATCCGAAATATTTTGAAAACAGGAGAAAAATGAAATGGTAAATAGAGATGAATTGATTAAGACATTTGTTGAAGTTCAGCTTTTTTCTGACGAAGATTTTTTAAAAATTAAAGAAACATTGACTCGTATTGGAATTCCTTCAAAAAAGGAAAAAAAATTATTCCAAACGTGTCATATTCTTCATAAAAAAGGAAAGTATTATATTGTTCATTTTAAAGAACTTTTTGCTTTGGATGGACGCAAGACTACGTTGGATGAATATGATATCAAACGTAGAAATTTGATTGCAAATCTACTAGATGAATGGGGTCTTTGCAAGCTGGTTGATCCGGAAAAAACCAAGGAAGAACTACCATTCAATCGTAGCAATCTTGTAGTTTTGAAGCATTCTGAAAAAGATTGGATTCTTGAACCAAAATATAAAATTGGGAGAAAAGCCGAAAATGTCCGTTGAATTGGTATTGACCTATAAAGATTTACTTGATAGAGTTGAAGTATTAAAGAAGGTATTTTCTTCAGACGTAATCAACATTAGACTTGCATTACGTCTGAAGAAACTTCTTGATTTTGTTGAAAAAGAACTAAACTATTTTGACCAAATGCGATTATCTCTAATTAGAAAATATGGTGAACGGGTTTTTGAAGATGGTAAAGAATTGGAGCGCGTGAAAGCCGAAAACATGGACAAATTTTCTTCTGAATTGAATGAATTGCTTTCCACAAAAATTACTTATCAATTTGAAAAAATAACAATTTCTGAATTAGAACATATGAAATTGTCTGCTATTGATTTAAAAATGCTTGAACCATTTATCGTGTTTGAGGAGTGATAAATAGGAACATAGCATATGCCAGCACTACCGGGAAGCATTTGGGTTGAAGGAGAATTTCTCTGTTATTGTCCGACCTCAACAGAGGTTTACCGTTATCAAGGAAATTTTGTCGCTTCAGTTCCAAGTGCAACTTCCGGTAGTATTTGGATGACATCTGATGGATATTTGAATTATATTTCAGAAACAAATGTACATAGAGTAATTCCATTTACAGTAAATGCTACTGGAGTAGGAAATTCAAATAGTATTGGTTCATTGTGGGTTGAAGGAACTTCATTAAAAGGGATTACTCCTAACAATCAAAAAGTTCAATATCATATAGATACTGCTCATCAAGATCATACCGACGCGCCAACACATACAGATTCTCATTCTGATGTTCTTCATTCTGATCACAGTGATGGAATTTATCCACATATTGATTATACAAATCCGCATAGTGACATGCTTCATGAAGATAGTCATGGAGATGTATCAAATCCACATTCTGATACACATTACGATAATACTACAACTCAGCATTCTGATCATTGCGATATGCCAATTCATAATGATGTTCAACTAATAAATCATACAGATGGTTGTACTGTACATTCAGATTATAATGATATTATTTCCCATCAAGATCATTGCGATATGCCAATTCATGATGATGTTCAACTAATAAATCATACAGATGGTTGTACTGTACATTCAGATTATAATGATATTATTTCTCATCAAGATCATTGCGATATGCCAATTCATAATGATTATATAGATTCACATAATGATCATGCAGATGAATGTTTAATGCATTTTGATGTAACATTTGTAGGAGATCCCGGTTGGCATAATGATTCTTATATTCATATTGATGGAAGTGCTTATCATGAAGATTATTGTGATATGCATTCAGACTATTCAGATCATTCGGACAATCCATATGTAGATCATACTGATGGTTGCACCACACATACTGATGTTAATTATCATTCAGATCATTCTGATCATTGCGATATGCCAATATATAATGATGTACCACACTCAGATCATACTGATGGTTGCACCACACATACTGATGTTAATTATCATTCAGATCATTCTGATCATTGCGATATGCCAATATATAATGATGTACCACACTCAGATCATACTGATGGTTGTAATATTCATTATGATCATATAGATCACAGTGATTCATATTCAAATCATACGGATCATCTTGATTGGTATTCTGATGTTGCACATTCTGATCATAATGATCATGGAGATACTGGGCAATATACCCATAATGATATTCAACATATAGATACACATGAAGATATTCACTCAGATCACGCCGATACATTACACAATGATCAGCCAGTTTTTGTTAAAAATGTTTGATAAAAGGGAGAATATATGAAAAGATTGAATTTTGTTTTGCCTGATTGGACTCGTATTATTTGGGCATCCGCAGAAGCAAGAGATGTTTGGCAATCCAGAATCAATAGAATTTCTAGTGCTTTTCTTGATATAGAAAGAAAAAGTGTATTTACTGGTCGTAAAAAATCTAATTTAACGTTTTTAAAAAAAGAAAATGTAGAATATGAAATAAAAAGATTACCGAATAATGTAGAATTAGTAATACTTGAGGAAACATATCTTGGTAATAGTTATTCAAACTCAACACATGGAAATTTTCTCCTGCAAGAAAAAAATTCGTATAGAGTAGCATATACACAACCACAATATGTTGATAATTGGAAAGAAGCATGGAAAACTAATAATAATACAAAAATTGGAGAATTATTAGATTATCCTTCTTGTTGTATTGAATTTTTTGAAAAATATTGGGTCAAAGAAAATTTTGTAGATACTACATATCCAATGAGTCTGAATGGAACTGAAGGTCCAAAGGAATGTAATATTTTACTTCGTTGGCTTGGCGTTCGTGCGGTAAGTCATCTTCCATGCAGTTTTTCCTGTGAAAATACTTACAGAATTGCTAGAAATAATATAGAATTTGGGCGTGAATTGGGATATAACGAAGAAATGGATTGGTTAGAAGAAATGCTTTCATGGCCCGTGGAATGGAGTGCCTTACATGGAATTGCAGAAATTAAAACTCCAATTTTGAAAATTTCTACTAGAACAGATGCCACAGCCGATTTAGTTGTTGTACAAAAGCAAGGATATTCATATCCAAAAGAAGGTGTATCTGGAAATAAATTTCCATATGTAAATAAAGCAAAAATTCCAATTACTGAATCAAATTCTTTTAAAAGGTCAATTTTATTAGAAAATCTTTGGAATGATAATGGGTTTTTTTCTTTTGAAGCTATGAAACATTCACATGATGTAATTCTTTCGTTAGTAAAAGAAAACAGAATGGATTATAAAACAATAGTAGATTATGGCTGTGGTAATGGAGAATTGCTTCGTAGAATTGAAGAATCTTTAAAATTAAATTGTAGATATATTGGAATTGAAATTGATGAAGAACGTGCTAAACACGGAAAAATCAATTTTCCGCAAGCTGAATATGTTACAAGAAATATATTTGAAACCAATATCTATGTTGAAGAACCATCTTTGAGTATCATTATGCCGGGTCGGTTTTTTGAGGTAGATGAATTTACAGCATTGAATTTTTTGAAAAAGTTTAATGAAAATCAACGTATTATTTTTTATGCTTATGCCGATAGAATTCAAGATCTAAAAAGTGATAAAATGGTAAAATTATTGAATAAAGCTGGATTTAAATTTACAATGATGGATAAGCGAGAAGGCATAAATGTTGTAGCATATTATGGATATTTGACAAAAATTGTAACAAATAAGAAGGAAAATCTATTAGTACTGCAAGGAGTCTAATAATATGAATACGAGAAAACCATTGAATATTTTGACTATTGTCAACGATCTTACATTAGATAAATCGGTTTTGATTTGGCATTATATCAGCCGTTTCAAACGGAATTTTGATGTTAATATGTATGTAGGTATTGAAAATGATATTATTAATCCATTTTCATCAGAACAATTATTGTTTAAAATTTATAATATGGCAAAAAAAGATGAACGAGATTACCCATTATATTTTGTCACGCCAACGGAAGTAAAAAGTGTTGTCAATGAAGTATCAGACAATTATAAGTATTTACTTGAAAAATATATTGTCAAAAAAGGACAACAATTTGTACTATATATTCATCCAACGACAATTTTTTCGCAAAATCCTCCATTATCAATGTATGAAAATATTGAAAAGGGAGAAGTATTTTTCTTTGCTGATGGTTATTGTTATTACAAAGATATTGTAAATTATTGTGATAATGGATGGCACAATTTATCAAAAGAATATCCATTTATTGATCGTGAGTTAACTTCTAGCGAACAATATATCGCAGCTACATTTTCAGAACAAGCAAAAACGGGCCAATATTTTAGATCTTGGTATAATTTCGTAGAAGAAAAATATAAGAGCGGAGAGGAGATGTTTCCGGTATGAGCATTGAAGTCACCCCAATTGGAGTAACTTGTAATCTTTCTTGTACTTATTGTTATGAACACCCAGTTCGTGATGCAGGAAATCATGGTGTTTTTGATTATGATGTTAATAAAATGATTGAAGGTCTGAAAAAAGAAGGTGGCGAATTTTCTATTTTTGGTGGTGAACCTCTCCTTGTAGATATTGACACTTTGGAAAAATTATGGAATTTTGGTTATAAGGCTTATGGTAAAAATGGTATTCAAAGTAATGGAGTTCTAATTACTGATAAACACATTGAATTATTCAAAAAATACAAAGTTCATGTTGGAATCTCAATGGACGGGCCAGACGAGTTGAATGATGCACGTTGGGCTGGAAGTTTGGAAAAAACCAGATTAGCAACAAAAAAGACTCTAGAAAATATTGAAAAATGTGTAAAAAATGGAGTGAGCGTCAGTTTGATTATTACGTTACATAAAATAAATGCTATTCCAGAAAAATTGCCTAAACTAAAAGCTTGGATTAAAGATTATGATGAAAGAAAAGCAATTCAAGGAGCCAGATTACATACACTTCAAGTAGATTATGACGAAATTGACGATAAATTTTCACTAACTCCTGAAGAAAATGTTCGTGTAATGTTGGAGATGGCCGAATTTGAGAAAACTTTAAAATACATCAAATTTGATCTTTTCAATGATATCAAAAACATTTTAATTGGAAATGAGAATGTTACTTGTACGTTTCATTCTTGCGATTATTACTCAACAGATGCTGTTCGCGGCATCAACGGACAAGGAGAACGGGTAAATTGCAATCGCACAAATAAAGATGGATTTGAACAAATCAAAGCCGAACAACATGGTTATGAAAGACAATTAGCTCTTTACAATACTCCAAAAGAATATGGCGGTTGTAAAGATTGTAGATTTTTTATTTTTTGTAAAGGTCAATGTCCCGGAACTGGCATCAAATATGATTGGCGCAATAAAACAAATTTGTGTCAAATGTACTATAATTTGTTTGAGTATTTTGAAAAAGATTATCTTGAAAAAGGAGTATTACCATTGTCTAAGTCTATTCTTCTGAAGAAATTAGAAGAAGAAATGTATAAAATTTGGGCTAGTGGAAGACAAGCTTTCATTCAAGAAGCTCAAAAAAATGTCTTAGTTCAAATCAAAACTAAGATTTCTTCCTAAATTCGTAATATAGATAGTTAAATGTAACATCTGCTGTTAAGACAGCATAATCTCCAACTGAACTATCAAAGGTAATTGTAGACAAAGAAATAGGGTAAATATCACGAAAAACAACCTCAATCGTGGGGTTGTTTTTGTTTGTAAGTACGAAAAGACTTGCATCTGAATATTTGTTTTGCTTTTCAGTTCTTTCTGGAAATCCTTTTCTGACAAATGCTTTATGTTGATCTGTAGAAACTGGTTTGCCTAAACCAATTAACCAATTATAAATTTCAACATAATTCTGAAGATCTTCTTGCACCAAAAAAGTCAAAACAAATGGATCAAATACCAGTTTATCTCCGGGAAGTCGGATATCTAATGTCGGAGTTGGTTGTGTAGCCTCACCTAAAGTAATACCCGGAATTGTTACAGAAAATGTATAGTATTCAACATTAGGAATTCTAGTAAACACCATTTTGAAAAGAGATTGTGCTGAAAAATCAAGAGTTGATGGTTTGAATGCCATAATACGTCTCCGAAAGCAATCTTACTGGTTTGTTTTTTCTGATGAAATAACGATTCATGATATTGTTATTATAGTATAATTTTTCTCCTTTAAAATCAACAGCTTCTAAAACGTTATTTCGGAATAATTCATAATTTTCCCAATAATTTGTGTCTCCCTTGGTTTCATGCAAAGAAATTATTTCACGCAAAAAATTTTCTTTTCCAAATTTATTTACGTCTTGTTTCAATTCGTCGCAAGATGAATAATAATCTTTCCAATCTGATTCAATATAAATTCTGCGTTTACCTTTTTTCTTTATAGATTTGTAAAAATATTTTCGCCCAATATATGCTTTTCCTGTCAATTTATTTGTAATTTTGTAAACAAAACCATAAAAATTTTTGATATCTTCAGGTAAAAATGGTTTTCCATTAAAGAGCCAAGGATTTTCATATATATTATGTTGCATATCTATCAGTACCAACAGGGATGACTAATCTATAAGTTGTTGAATCTATAAGACTTGGGCCTAATGTATTTCTGATTCCGACATAACCATTACTAGAAATTCTTACTCTTTCTACCATATTTATTGATCCTGCTGGTGTTGTAGCAAATAGAATAAATCCGGGACTGCTAGTTGATGTAACTGTTCCATTTGAATAGATTTCAATTCCAGCAATTGCTCTAAAGTTTGAAGTTTCATCCCATCCAGTACCATAAATACCACCAATTTTCGTTTGAGCATTAATTTGGCCAGTTTTACTGGTAGTATTTCCTTGTTTTGCAAAAATCAAACCATATGAGCTATTTGATTGTAAACGAGACCAAATAGTAAAATCCCCGCGATTATAAATTCCAAAAGATGAATGAAAATATAAACCATAATCATCATCTACAACACCACGAGCGGCCAAAACTTGTTTACTTGTATTTAAATAAAGAAATGGTTGACTTGTTCCGTCTAAGTTATTGATTGTAATAGAAGTTGTTAGAATTCCTGCATTTGCTGTCAATGAGCTATTGAAATTTGCAGTTCCAGAAACTGAAAGTGAAGTTAAAACACCAAGAGAAGTCAAAGATGAAGTTGTAACCGTGGAACCTAATGTTGTTGATGTAAGAACCTGTGTACCATTGATTCTATAACCTGTTGTAGTATTGACACTTCCAGTAACATCAATAGCATATGTTGGATTTGAGTTATTGACACCTATTCTATTTCCAACTAAGACATTATTTGAAACTGACAAATTATTTGTTGTTTTATCAAACGTTAGTCCACTAGAACCACCAAATGAACCAGAATCATTGAACTGAACATTGGTATTTGATCCACCGGGAGTTACAACCTGTGACGAAAGCTTGATTTTTTTGATTTCAGATGCAGATGCATCTAACACCATAAAAAAATCATTATCTCTATCTAAATCATTTTCTGATAATTCATTCAGATTAGAAATCAATGGTGGGTTGATTTTAAAAGAAAATTGGTTAGACGAAAATGATGTCGGATCAATTGTAATTGGACCAATTAGTGTAGCATTAGACCATGAAGAAATTGTTGTATTCCAAACAATCAATTGTGTATTTGCTGGTGTTATTGAATTGACAATATTACCAGAAGATTGTGCATAATTTTCAATAAAATCAAAAGACAGGTTGATCTTTTCGGCCCATTGTGGTAACGAATCTGTGGCTCTGATTCTTGATAGAATAGATGACATCTCTTCTATTTATCCTTTTTTTTCTAATAGTTGTTGTAATGCTGATTTAAGTTGTTCAATTTCCTTTTCCATTTGCATCATTTTTTGCTTTTGTTGAAACAATTCTTTTCCTTTTGGATCTTTGATTAATATTGCTTTTGAGTTCAAATCTCTATATAGAGAAGGAATTTTTGTTTCTATTTTCATAGAATTACTCCAGAATAATTGCTCTAAAATCTGCTACTCTTGGTACAACACTTGTATTGTTGCTCAATAACACAATTTTAATTGAAACCTCATTAAATGGAGTTAGTGATGTTGAAGATGGAATATATGAAAATTCAATAAATTCATTTTCCTGTTTGGAGAAAGAGGTTGTGTTGATTTCTTTATTCATTTCAATCCAATTTTGATCTTCAAAATTCAAATTTGAAGAAATTGGATTGATCTTATAATAGACTTTTACATCAGTTCCAGATGGCCTAAATGCAGTCAAATAAACCTTCAAATAAGTAGATGGATCGTCAAGGGTAATTTTTCTGGTGATATATCTAGCAACAGCATTTCCACCTTTTGCGCTTGTTTCACCAGTAACATCATTGTTGATGATATTTTCAACTGCAACAAAATTCATCCTTTCAAGATTGAAAACTGGACTAACATATTTGTTTGTATTAGTTCCAGAAATTTTCAATTTGAAGCTTTCATTAGCAACAGCAATTTCACGTTGTGAAGAAAATACTGTGTTTTTTCCTGCAATAATTGGTGTATATGTTGTTTCAAGCGAACCGTTTTTCGGAGTTGAAACATATGAATAATTGACTGTGGAACCATTCAAAGGATTGAATACAGAAGCGCTCAAACAAATCAAATCCATGAATGATTTTGTTGGTGAAGATTCTTTCTTTCTAAGGAAAGTAATATCTGTATTTATTGGAATATTTCCAGAAACATTGTTATTCAAAGTCACCACATTTTCCATATGATTGACCGCAGTAACAACAGTATTAAGTGGAATATTTGTTCCTGATACTCTTGAACCAATAACAATATTATGTTTAAGCAAATCAAGAATATACAGCTTATTATTGCCGGAAAGTGTTTGTTGATATGTCTTCAAAGTAATCTTATTGTCAAAATGATTTGCATCCCAATCACTCATTACAATTTCATAATTTCCTGTAGAAAATTCACAAACATTTAGAACAAATTTCAAGTCTTTAGTTTGATCGGCAGTCCATGTATATGCATTCTGTGAAAGGAACAAGCTGCCAACATAAGGTTGTTCTGAAATTAAACGATTTGTGCCAAGTTCCAGATCACCAATTTGTGCAACCCAAAGCTCATATTCTTTACTATCTGTCAAAATTGCCATGCAGTAATTTCCGCCCGGTTCAAGATAAATTGGGTCATTGAATACAAATTGTGTAACTGCTGATGCGTTGGTACTAGTATTAACAGCAGAAGCTTCTTTGATAGTTTCACCTAAAATAACTGGACCGGGATAACCATTAATCATATTTCTAATCTGGAGTTTGATTGGAATTTTATTATCTTTTTTACGGAAATACAAGTTTACTGATTTCAAAAATACACCAAATGGATATTTTTCTTTTTCAATAACAAAATCTTGTGCTAATGGATCAATGAAATCAGACTGATTTGTTTGTGTAAATATAATATTTTGATTTTGTTGAACAACAGGAGTATTTTGTGTTTGAACGTTAACATTTACTTGAAGTGTAGTAGATGTTTCTTGTAATCCAAATGCAGTATATCTCACTTCAGCAAATGTGGTTTCTTGTGAACGATCATTAGTTTGTGAATCTGTTAAACGGAAAATCCGATCACCAACTAAGAATGTATTCTGCGGAATTGTAAATGTTCCTGAAATTGTTCCATTATCTGAAGTAATTAATGCTCCACCTTGTGTTCCACCAGTTGGTGTTACATGACGTGAAACATCAACATTATCAAAAAATGGATAAACTTGAGTATTTGGTTTCATACCAGATGCAGAAAATGAAATTATTCTGCTGCGAATAAAGGGTTGATAATCTACAGAAACAACGAAATTGTCTGAAGATGTTCCCTGTGCAGAAAATGTTACGGAACGGGTAACAGGTTGTGGTTGTGTAACTCTAGGCGGGGTTGGAGGTGTTGTTTGCCGGACTGTTCTTTGTGTCCACGCTAAAACTGGAGTAATATTAAACATTGTAGAAATACCGCCTTCAAACCAACCAATTGCTCTACCATCAGGACCTAATACAATTGGTTCATGTCTTCCGTCCATAAATCGTTCGCCAGTAAACGGATTGATATCTCCTTGCCGGATAATAGAAACATTTTCAGGTGTAACACCAGCAGGAAGACCATTAGGCCAATTGATTCTATTCCATAAATCCCAATTAATCATTCTCTCTTCAATAATTTCTTCTTGTCCATTCCAGTTTGTATTCCATTCATTAAATGTGCTTTCAAAAGGCTGATTGCTGAATTGTACGTTATCTAATTGACCTGTTAAATTGATAATATTGGCTGGTCGGAATGAAGTATCTTTCCAAAAATCACTAGATGGAGTAATAGACATTACA